AGGTTGGTCTGCTTGAACAGCTTGTTCGTGTAGAGCAACTTTGCATTGAGCAGGTTGATTTCATTGATCTGGTCCCGTAGATAGCTGATAGCGCTACGGTATTCTTCATTTTCCTTCTTCAACGAAAGATTTTCATTGACGATTGACTCGTTGGTTTCATCCTTCTTGTCATCGTGTTTTTCTTCTTTTTCAGCCTTTTCCTTTTGGTACTTGGCTAGGCCAGGAGGAAGTTTGCCTTCATCGACTTTTTCTTCTTCTTTTTCTTCTTTTTCTTCCTTCTCTTCGCCTTCGGACAGAAGTTCGTCAAGGTTGATTTCTTCGTCAACTTGTTCTGCTGCTGGAGCGGCTGTTTCTTCCATTCCAACTTCATTGACGGAGGCTTCTAGTTCCTTGAGGATCTCGTCGAGGGATGCTTCATCGACTTCTTCGCTTTCTTCGAGAGCAACCTGATCATTGGCTGGACCTTGTGGATCCTGTGTCTTGTGACCGGCTGTTGTCTTCTCGTAATCGTCGGAAGCTTTTTCTGTTCCCTTTGTGGCAGGAATTGAACCGGATGTTGACAACTTGTCGCCGTCAACTACCATCTTCTTGCCTGGATCTTCTGTCTTGTGACCCTTGGTGGTCTTCTTGTAATCAGGAGAAGCTTTGTCTCCTTCTTGAATGTTTGATGTAGCAAGTGTTGGATCGAGTTCAGCACCGATTGTTCCACGGATTGCTTCTTCGTCCATTGCTTCTTCTTCCATTGCTTCTTCTGCGGCTGGAGCGGCTTCTGGAGCAGGAGCAGCAGCCATAGCGGCATCTTGTGCAGCGTCGGCGTGAACTTCTGGTGCAGGAGCGGCTTCTGGAGCAGGAGCGGCTGGTACTTCATCGGCTACTGGAAGTTCTGCTTCACCTTCAACTTCTTGCTTTAGCTTTTCAGCCAACATGCTTTGAATTTTTGGTGTGAATGCTTCTTCCAAAGCAGCCTTGGCATTAGCGAGGGCGGTAGCACGTACTGCCTTAGCGTCTGCGATAGCTTGTTTTAGTAGATCTGACATAATAGTTTTATCTTTGTGTTGATGAAACTATTAAGAGTTTCAAGATGGTTGTTATTTTAGCTTCGCATCAAAGAATGACGCATTTTATAATAAATAAATATATACGTATTTACAAAAACGTATATATTATTTACTTTTTATATTTATTCTGCCTTCTTAATCTTTGATACTGCTGGACCCGCACCTTCGTTAAGATCTTTGATTTCGAAATAACGACTTAGTACGTGACCACCATCTTCATAAAGAGCTTCCATACGCTGTTGCATTGTATGTGCTTCTTTTGCGAGTTTGTTGAACTCTTCTGATACTCTGCGAAGCTGTTTCATGTTTTCAGAAACTGTCTTTTTATCAAACCAGTCTTCTGTTTCTGTCATTGTGAATTTTTCAGCAGCTTCTGTAATCTTTGCTAGTGTATGAGCAATTTCCATCAAGTTATGTTCACGGCGAAGCTGACCACCATATTCATTATATTTACCAATGGCTTCGAGTGCCATCTTCTTTTCTTCTACAGACCAACCTTCTTGCTGGACAACTTCTTCCATCTTGGTCTCAAATCCTTCTAGTAATTTTCTTAGTTTTATTGATTTCATAATTGTATAATTTATGCGGCTGGTTCTTCTGCTGGAGCTTCCGGCTGCTTTGTAGCAAGAGCTTTCATACTTGAAAGTAATTCAGGCATACCAGGTATGGTCATATATGTTGCCATATCTTCTGAGAAACTTGACATATCTTCTGGAGTTTGAATCTTCAATTTTTCGACCATTTCTCCTGCCAATGCGTCAATGGCATTTGTCTTGAATGCTTGGTCTAGAATTTTTCCAAGAAGAAATTGTGTTCCACCAGAAGAAGCCAGTTTTACATATTGATGCTTTTCAATTTCTTTTTCGGCTTGGTCTTTTTCAGCTTTTGCTTTGGCCAACTTTGCCTTTGCTTCAGCAGCATCTGCTTCTGCTTTATCGGCATCTTCTTCTCCTCCTGCATCAGGAGCAGCATCTGCTTTTGGAGCGTCTCCACCTTCTGGTGCTTTAGTATCTTTTGGTTTTTCATCTGCTCCTCCTAGTGGTGGCAAATCTTTACCAGCATCTGCGCCTTTATCTCCGCCAGCATCCAATGGTGGTAAATCTCCACCTTTATCATCTGCTGGTTTTTCGTCCTTTTTTTCGTCAGCTTCTTTGATTTTTTTCTTTTTCTTAGCTTCGTCAATTAATCCCCAAGAAACACCAGTAATACGACCTTGCGTTGTTTTGCTGGCAATTTCGGATATAAGCTGCTTGAGATATGGATTGGAGACTTTGTTGTTCATATGTTATAAATATATACGTCTTATTATAAAATGTTATTTCATGATCTGCTTCACCAGTTCGCTTAGTTTGATTGGCTGTTCGACTTCTTCATTTTTTGCGTCAGGAACATTTGCGTGTAGTGCGGCTAGATATTTCTTTACTGGTCCTTTAGTGCATCCCACCTTTTCACCAGTGTCTGCTTTGTATACGCATTTTCCTTTTGCTTTATATGGCATAAGTTTATCTTACTTCTGACAAGATATCGCGGATGATATTTTCTATCTTCAGATATTTGTTGATGTCATTAGCTCCAACAGACGCAATTACTTGACCACGATTTACACTTTCATTGATTGCGCCAGGTGACATATAAGCGCCACGTGTTGATGGAGAACTTACAAGGTCAAAGCAAAGTAGCTCAAAGTCATCTTGAACTTCTACGGTGTTTTCATTCATTTGACGAACACTACCAAGACCACGGCTGCTGATGCCAAGACGAACATTGTTCTTGATAAGTTCACGAGCAATATTACCCGATGGTGTTGTCAATAGTTCAATCTTACCAACGACTGTATCACCTTCCCAATGGCATTCTACAACATTGTGCGATACATTCTTTAAATTGATGATGGAACTATCTGGATGGTCAAGTTCTCCAAGAGCACGGCGTTCACTTATGATTTGTTGATATTTTTCAACTTCGCGAGCAAGCACTTCTTTTGGATACACACGACCATTGTGGTTCTTTTCTCCTGCCTTCTGCAATGGACCGGACAATACGAGTGGTGCATTTGGATTAGCACGTGCTTCTGTGAGCATCTGTGGGGTGATGTCAAATGGTATAAAATCTACTAGTAGTTGCTTGCTCATATTTTATCCTTGTGGAAGTATGTTCTTGGCAACAGGTGCTCCTGCCGGTGTTGGTTTTAGTGGAACAATTCCACCAACATTCTTTAGTCCAGATTGTGGAGCAGAAGAAGTTGGTGGATTTACCTGTATTTGAGAATCGTCAAGATAATATTCTGATTGTGAGGCATTGCCTTCTTTACCAACAAACACGACATAATACTTGTCTTTCATATAACGAGTTTGTACATCGCTTACGGTGATAGTATATTCTTTTTCTATCTGACCAACCGACCCTTTGGAGGCATTTACGGTAACGGTCTTCTTTAAGAATTGTTTCTTGAGTTCTTCACTAAACTTTTTAACAGCAGCGTCTTCTTGCTTTTCAAGATTCAACTTGAAGTTTCTAAATGATTGGGAAATATCTACAACATTTCCACTTTGTGATGGTGGCGGTGTGGTAGCGGTAGGAGCACGACCTGGTGACATACCACCGGCAGCAGATGGGTTATTTCCCCAAGTATCTTCGTTCAATATCTTTTTGGCTATACTTGTTAGATTCATAGTTTATTGTTTTCCCATTCTATTGATTCTCTTGGCAATTTCCTTTAAGCGACCGTGAATTTCCTTCATGTCAGGCTGAGTTCTTGCCCACAGATTATCGTTGCTATATCCACACTCCGACTTTAGTCTTTCGCAGATGCTTACAAGATATTCAACTTCACCGAGCATCTTCTTGGCTTGATTGATGCCATAAGAAATCTTGGCGTGATTTTTCATCATATCACTTTCCTTGAAATTTCTATAGCGGCTGCGAGCTTCCATTATATTCAAATCACGACGTACTGTTGGCAGGTTTTCATTTTCTGATTCGCCTATTGTGGTATCATCCGTGTCTTCCTTACCAACAACCTTGCCACCAGGCATGCTTTTTGCAGCAACTTTCTTTTTGCTCTTGTGACCACGAAATGCTGCTGGGGTCATATAACCAGCAACAGCACCAGTGCCTGTCATTTCTTCAATGACTTCTTCAACAAGTTCGCGGATGATTTGCTTGGCGTCTTTCATTACGTGTAAAGTTGGTCGTCGTGGATTTTGCTGTTCACCCACTCATATGCCATATCATTTAGTTGATCAACCGCCTTGTCATCCAATGGAGTACCATCGGTATACTGTGCGGCGCTGATATATGCATCTGAAAAATCAGGATAGTCATTGCGGTCGATGCCGTCGATTTCAATGCTCGCCACATCAACCTGTTTACCATTTACAACGAAATTTCCAGTATCTTGCTGACCCATAACTTCTTCAATGGTTTCTCTGATAAGCTGTTTGAGTTCTTTGCGTGTCATATGTTTATTTTTTTAGTAGTTGTGCCGTCACATTTGATACAGAATCAAGAATATCTCGTTCATATCCAATAAGGTCCGCTTCGTGTGTTGCTACATATCTTTTTCCATTGCTTATGGCGGCTTGCTGATTCGCTCCGCGAACAACTATAGAAAACTCTTCATTTCCCATCCGACCACCAAAAAATGTAACAACCCATTGTGGAGAAGTTGATACGGCCATTTCTTCGATTGTTTCTCTGATCAGTTGTTTTAGTTCTCCGCGTGTCATATGTTTTTTAGTTCCTTTATGAGTTCATAGCTCAACATTAGAGCCATAATTTGGTTTTCCTTAACCAATGTGCCTTTGGTAATCTTATCCAATTGATTGAGTGTTTCATCGATCTTAATCTTCACAACATCATTGCTGATTTTGGTCTTAAGTTCGCTAATTTGCTTTCTAACTTCAGGAACTTCGGCGTTGATATATTGACGAAGTGAGTTGGTGTTGCTGATATTGTTGATATATTCGCGGATAAGAACCTTCTGCTTTTCATCGAGGCTCTTGTATTTTTCGTTGAACGAATCGACCAGCAACTTGTAAGCCAGCAAACGAACATCTTCATTTTGCTGTTGATATACCTTGATAAGATCCTTCTTTTCTTCTTCACTAACAATGCGAGTTGGTGTCTTTGCTGCCGCGATGCTTTCAACGATGCAGTTTCTTGCCTTGAACATTTCACGAGGATCACTTTGAACTTCATTCACGGCATCATCAAATACTTTGTATATGCTGGCAAGAAGCTTGTAGTTTGATATGCTTCCCTTCAAAAAGTCTTCAAGTGGATAATACTGCTTAATTTCCTTAATTAGCTCATACTTCTGCAAGTTTAGTGATTTTTCATTCAACTTTTTACGGCTACGAACGACTGTTTCAAGCAAGCGATCAGCAGAAGCTTGGTCCTTGGTTTTCTCTTCTAATACCACACGATATAATGCATTCTCCTTACCTAGTTCAGTGGACTCCGAAAAGTACTTACGCAAAATATTATTTGCTTTAGAGTCTTCGTTTCCATTTAGTATGTCGGCGGTGACTTGACGAACGAGTAGTTCGAATAAAATGCCCGCGTTCTTATACTTGGAGTGTTTAAGCTTCTTCATACAATTTTATTATTTATAAATATGTTCTTCTATGATAAAAACTCCATTTTTACTGCTGTTTGTCTTCTTGAATGATGTTTGATTCATCAAGTATAGACTTTTTTTCGGTTATGACCTGCTTGTGCTTATTATTATATTTAGCTTGCAGTGCCTTTTTTATGCTTTTCAGGTCTTCATCCATCGATAATGGACTTCCCCTGTATATATGGCGAGTTGATCGTTCTGTCTTTGATTTCTCTTTGTTTTCTTTGTCGCCAAGAACATCTTCGCCAAAGTTCTTTTCGTGGGATGATGTGTATTTTTCCTTGTTTCCTGTTTGATCGCGGTTTCCGCGTTCACGATCTTTGCGAGTTTCTTCTTCAAGCGGAGGCAATCCTCCTTCACCTTCACCGCCACCAGCTTCACCACCGGTCTCTCCGCCGCCTCCAAGATCCTCTGGTCCACCAGCGCCCATCTTTTGATTGCTGGTCGCCGGGTCATTTCCTTCATCGGTGATCTGCTGAATTCTCCACATTTCTTTTTTATCTTTTATGACTTGCTGCTTAAGCTCTTCGGCCTCATCGTCGGACATATTGAATATCTTGTTATACATCCAGTCTCTGCTGAACATATTGCTTTCTGCCATATCCGATGCAAGACTGATCTTACTCTGCCATATTTCGAGTTTCTCCTGTTCAAAGATTGTAGAAGGATTACTTAGTTCCAGTTCAAAATCAACAAGTGATGCGTCCTGATAGCCTTGGACATACAAGTGAACAATGGCAATCTTGGTTAATTCGGATACGATGATGCGCTGAATACGACCGATTGTGCGAGCAAATCTTACATCTTCGGCGGCGAGTGTTGCTTTACCAGACAGTCCTTCTTCATATCCAAGAAATGCTTTTGGAATCTTAAGCGCAGACATCATCTTGTTACGGATATATTCAAGGTCATCTATGCCGGTGAAATCCATACCAGGCAGTGTATCAATCTTTGTACCGCTATCACTGCCACGAACAGGCAGATAGAAATCTTCCACCATATTGTTCAAGTTAAAGCGAAGATTATAATCGCCAGTGCGTTCGTCGATATATGGAACCTTTTTGACCTGACTGATGATTTTTTGCATCGCCGCATCAATGTCGGCAGGAGGAATGTTTCCAACGTCAACAGAGAAGATACGCTTTTCTGGAGCACGCATGATGCGATGGATTAACATCGCATCTTCCATCAAGCTCAGTTGCTTCCAAACACGGCGTGCCGGTTCTACCATCGATTTACCATATGGTAGAAAATTACTGTCGCTTAATAGACGGAAGTGTGCGATTTCAAAATTTTCATATTCCATTCCGCCACCCATACCATCGTGCTGGTATTTGACATAGTTGATGTTGTTTGGATCGCTTCCTTCTATGCGAGTGATTTCATATGGGCTGATTGGATGAACAAGGAATACTCCATATTCCGGAGAAATTTCCATACGCAAAAAGAAATCTCCGTATTTGCACATATTGCGTGTCCAACTCCACATATTGAACTCGACGTTCAAGATGTCATAGAAAAGGTTTTCAAGTATCTTCTTGATGTTTTCATTGTTGCTGCGGATAGTAAGCACTTTTCCAAATTCACTTGGTACCAGACACTCGTCGCTATAGATATCAAGGGCGGATGCGATGATAGGATCCATATCCATAACGTCATAATCTCTGAACAATTCAAGACGGCTTGCCTGATAAGCCATACTTAAATCGCGGTTATGAAGGTTGAATGTGCTGCTTCTTAAACGATTAAAACGATCACGCAAGCTGTTTCTGTCTGTTGCGTATTGTATTTCATCTGTATCAACGATCTTAAGATTTTTGCCACCCACATTACGAACGATAACGTCCGTGCTGAACATTTTTTTCAGTCTACTGAATAAGTCTTTTGTTTCTGCCATAGTCTATATATATGAGCGGTTACTATATAAATATATACCTCTGTTATTTTTATAAAATATATTAACGTAACAGCCAAGTTAGGTCTTCTGGCTTATTTCCGTGCATACCTGGTCCACCAACATGCATTTGCCACGGATTATTATGCACGCCGAACGGATTCACTCCTTTACCCTGACTGAGCAAATTTATATTGTGTTGTATTTGTTGGGCGGATGTTGACCCTATTCTGTCTATTATCGTGCGTGTAACGCTGTCTGATTCTTTTCTAAGACGCAACGCGACATCTCTGATCCATAATCCTATTCCCATCGCCAGCACAAGGTCATCGTTATATCCTTCCATAGCTTCTGCTTTTGCGGATACTGCCCCGCTTTTCCATATAAAAACTTGTAGTTCTTCCAATAACCGCTTGCTATGAACTATAACTTCTTTGTTTCTGAAATAACTTTCCAATTTTGATATGACCAGTGGACGAGTTTTGCTTGATGTTGTAAATCCCGGCGTCATCTTCTTTTCTTCTCTATTCAACTTGTTGGTCATTTGATTTTCCACATCAACATACTGAAGATCGGCTGAACTATAAAATAGATTATCGTAGTTGCTATCCAACACTTCCTGTATTACTGCCCAACCAACATTAGCGTTTTCTATAACAAGCAATGCCTTGTTGTATTCTGTTGCCATCGTCATAAGTGCTCGCGCATATTCTTTTGTTGGCAGCTTGCCTTTATATTCTGCAACTTGTTCCATCGTTTCTATTTCAAGTATCTGAGCGGCACTGAAATCTGACGCATCTCCACGAGCAACGTCGGCGGTGACCATATATGATTTACCAGGTTCGGGATATTTGAATATCCAATATCCTTTGTCTATTCCTCGTTTTTCTATTGGTTCACAGGCGTGAGTCTTAGTATACCATTCCAGTATCGGAATATCGATGACGGTATTACCGGATGTGCTAAATTCACAATCACATTCCTGCGCTGCTCCTCTTTCACCGGACAACTTGGTTTGCTCGTCGCGCCACTTCTGGTCACGTTCTGGGTGAAGATGCCAAGGCAAACTGATACGGTTCATACCGTTCAAACCTTCTTCGGACTCTGTCCACATTTTATGAAACCAGTTACCAACACCGTTTGGCGTGGATAGAATGATCGCTTTACCACCTGTTGACAATGTGTATTGTGCCGACAGCCAGATTTCCTCGATGTTGTCAATGAATGCCGCTTCGTCAACCACCAGCAACGAAAGTGCGCTTGAACGACCAGATGTGCCAGCACTGCTTGCGGCTTTGATTTCAGAACCATTCTTCAGTTTCAGTGATAGTCTATTGTCTTCCACGGCTGGAACCTTTAGCCAACTTGGTAGATTGTCATTTGCAAACCGAACCTTGGTAACAATAGCCTTGGATGTTTCCTGCGTGATACTTAAGCACAAGATTTGCTTGTCCGTAAAGAATGTCATTAGCCATATGGCATATCCGGATACAAGCGTTGTAATACCCATCTGGCGACTCTTTAGAATGATATTCTGGTCGTTCTTTACAAAATCTTCAAGCGCCTTGTCTTGGAATGGGTATGTGAGAAATGGCAGTGTGCCTTTTGTTGGGTGCTGAATCTTGACATACTTCTTCATAAAGTATATCGGGTCTTTGGCACACTTGGCGTATTCCAACTTTATAACATCTTTTAGATTTTGCGTGCTTGCCATAACTTAAACGTGTTTGTATCTGCTGTATAACGGAGATGTATGATTGATATGCACAATGTCTGGTACATTGTCACCAACATATTTGCGAAACATCTTGGCTGAAATGTCAAGTATCTTACCCTCGTGCTCCAACCAGTCGTGCGGAACTTCATATTCATCGTCATATTGCGTGATGAACTTTCCCGCATATGGACCGTCCAATACAAACAATCCCTCGACCTTTCTGGTTTTTATGCCATATTTTTCAAGTTCCTTTTTAAGTTCATTGGTCATAGCGGCGCAATGTCCCTGCGGATTGCTTGGATATTTTCCTTGTATTCTTTGACATAACGCAAGTAACAAGTCTGGCTGTGATATGGCAGTGCGTAGTTCCATAGTAATATATATGGACTTTATACTATTTTGTCTATCATTTTTATAACGTCGCCCGAACTTATCTGCTTGGTGCACTCGAAATCTTTGCCTCTGGGACACCAGTTCCAGTTTCCTTTGTCAAATGTGTGACTGACATCGTTCCAACATCCGTGGCATACATTCTTGTTTATTACTCTGTAGTCTGTATTGAATTCGGCAAACTCTTCGCTGAAGCCGCTGATAAGTATTACCTTTTGTCCAGCAGCCCAAGATAGCCAACTTAGTCCAGAACCAAGTCCAATGAAAAACTCAGCACCTTTTATCTGCGAAAGCCTTTCTTCCAGATGTAGATCTCCGGTTTTATCGATGGCTCCTTCTGGAATATAGTTCATCTTGTCCTTGCCTCCATATGAACTATGTCTGTCTATGCACCATACTTCATATCCTTTTTTGTTTAGATAGTTTATGACTTCTTTCCATCCATCTGGGTTATTCCAATATTTTGCCTGCGCTGTGCTTTGGGTTGCTATGCAAACATATTTCTTGTCGTGCTTGACCGGAACAATTTCCAATTTTGGCTTATATTCAACAAGTGGCAGTCCAAGTATGTTTGGTGCAATCAATGCGAGAGAAGTTTTCTTTGGATCAACCGGTATGTTTCCGTTCCAATTGTTCTGGTCGAAATATCCGATGGAATATGCGGCATAATAGTTGTCATCGCTGTCGTTTGTTCTGGAGAATTTTATATCTTTGTAGTTCTTGGAGAATATTTCCAGAAATTGATCGTTGTATACCACGCAAGTGAGATCGCAGCCGTGAATTTGCCTGAACTTTTCAGCGGAACCAATATACGCCAATATGTCTCCCATACTGTTGGTGTCAAATATCAGTTTTACCTTTTTGTTTTTTAGGTCAAAAGTGTGTGACTCCACCAAAATTTCCTCATTATCATTCATCTCATATACCTCAACCACCCAATTTCTGAAATATCTTGGGATAGAAGAACTCCACATATTGTTTGTTATTGTGGTTTCATATGTGACGGTATTAACATCCGTGTCTGTGAATTTTATTTTGTATTTTTTGCTCACTGGACCAAGTATTTCAACCTTGGGTCCGGATGGAAACCATATCTTGATGTTGTTTTTTACTTCTTTGTGCGTCTTTTCGCAATTGATATAGTGGTTTATGATTCTGTTGGCAAATATGGTTTCACGATATTCGCTGTATATCTTCACCAAATCGTATACTCGTGAATCATATGAGTTCTCGGCGGCGTTTTCCAACGCATCCTTTCTGAATTGATCGTAGTTTTGATCCACCAAACTGATAGCCGCTTCTGCTTCGGTGATGTCTCGTTTGCAAACAGCCATCCCCTTATATGAGGATTCTTCAAATGTTCCAATGACCGGCAGTCCGCAAGCCATAGCTTCCAGCAATGTAAGATTTGGGTGACCGGCTTCAAGTTCCGACAAATGAACAAATGCGTCGTGCTCATTATACAGATGGACCAGCCACTTTTCATCCAAATCATACAGCTTGGTCAGATTGGAATAGTTGTTCAATTTTGGATCAAGCGTCTTGAAGAAATTATTGTTGTTGCTTGGTCCGGCGATTGTGATCTGCATATCAAGATTCATCGCCGCTTGTATCGCAAGACCAAATCCTTTTCTGTCAACGCTCTGGTTGTATGCATAACCATTGTTGGCCACACACAACAGTTTCAATTTTTTGTGTCTTACACGTTCGTTACATTTAAATACGCTCGTGTTGACCGCGTGGCTGAAATAACGAAGTTTCTTGCTGCCGAAATATGGAATAAGATATTTGCACGGAGAAAGAGAAATTACGCTATTTTCAATCGCTTGTAGATTTTGCTTGAATAAATCAGAGTCTTTTCCATACAAATAGGCATGATGATCGTGAATGGTGAATATATAAGGTATTCCTCGTTCGTGACACATATTCGCCAAATTGGCAACGTGAACGTGAACGATCATACTATCATCATACTTTATATCATTAAGATACAATATCTCGTTGTTGACCCCGATATTTTCCAGCGACAAATGATAATCCCAGATGATTTTTTCAACGGCACCCCATCCATTCGGTGGAATGGCGATTAGACCTGGAGTTACATTGATTACTTTCATGCCTTGCCTCCGACATCCAACAAATAATTCATTGTCTGATATGCCAGCTTTCTGTCCTTGAAGCCGTGATACATTATTATTTGTGTAGAGTCATATACATATTCCCAGTCCGCGCCTAACGAATCTATATTCATTCCGATGCGCTGATCCTTGATGACTTCTGTTTCCACCTTCTTGACCAGTTCCGGGTTGTGAGTATTCAGGAATGCATATCCAAGATTCTGCGTGGCGTTTCTCTTGAACAAGCATACATTGAACCCTGTTTCATCTTGGAATGGAAAATATACCTTCTTTCTTGGTATGAGGTATTCGTTCTTGCACATCGAAGTATATTCTTCGAAGAAGTCTCTGCAATTGCGATTGAATGAATATATACAAGACCATACATATCTCATGGTGCGTTGTGGCACACCAAAGTATTTCATCAATGCGCTTTCGTCGTATACGATTCTATTGCCATCTATGACTTCATAAATAAAAGGATATTCGTGTGGTCCCATACTCGCCAACGGATATGAATGTGTATGCTCTATGGCGGCAGGATTGAACCGACGAGAATACAGCACATCCGTGTCAGTGAACATAAAATGCTGTTCGTCTGGGAACATATCCATAGTAAGAAGCGATAGTTCCGCCTTATAGAAATGAAAACTGGGATAAGACGGAATAGGTGCCAAGCGCACTTTCTTTACCTTGTTAAACTCATATACCGAATCAAACCCGATGGTATAGTATACTATGCGGTCATTTTCGCGCAGCCTTGGCAACAAGGTCTGTATGCAGGAAAACGCCTGATATTCGCAGTTCTTGTCTGTGTATAAAAATATGATCATAACTTTGTGGCAAATATTGATTCGCTGGATCCGGCATATTCTTCCACCGGCTTGTTGATAGCTTCTTCCACCTTGTATCCCATAGACTCGACACGTTCGATGAGCTTGCGATACTTTTCCTTATAATCTTTTTCAAAGAAATGGCATTCTATGAACATGGTGTCTATATGCTCCGCCAATGCGGGGTCCATATTCTCGATGACATTATATTCCGATCCTTCAACGTCTATTTTAAGCAGATTGATGTGCTTCAGTCTATCAACCAGATCCTTTATGGTGATGGTTTCCACGATTGTCTTTTGACTTGGAAGCAATCCAGCACGATGCTGTGCTATATTTTCTGGTGGTATGGCGCTGCTGATGATTGAATTCTCTGGGCAATTATAAAACGTGATTGGCTCATTATTATGACTCAGCGCCTTGTCTATCACTGTCACATTGTCGTTGAATTCATAATTGCGTCTTAAATCGGCCACGGCTTCGGCGTTGCATTCCACGGAAGTGATCTTTCTTGAAATCTTGCTGCGAATCAAGAATTCTGTGAATACTCCGATATTTGCACCAATATCCACGGCAACCGGATATTTGGTATTTTTATTCAGCCATTTGGCGTATTTTCCAAGCACAAAATATTCCGAATAATTATACCAGTAAGGTGCACGATTGCTCAGTGATATGGTCGGAACATTCACAAATTTTCTGAAGAATGGTTCCTCATACAATTGTTCTTGTGTATCTTTTTTATACACGCAAAACTTTATACCGGCAACGTGCTCATCTTTTTCATAGTCTCTGGTCTGCTTTGCGATTGGGATCATCCAATAATAGCAGTTGGCTGGAAAAGATGGATATTCCGTTGACCATAGTATGGCGTCGGACTTGTATTCTCGCAATGCCACGATGATAGGGAAATCAACCCCACGACCAGAACTATATGTCATTTTTTGCTCGTTGATGTCCCAAGTCGCCTGAAACAGATAATCGTTGTGCAATATGGTATGAGGTGTAGAAGATTTTGTTTCCATTTGTTTTATTCCTAATTTATTTAAAATTTTGTTTATATTGGCATCTTTTGATCCGAAATCAAGATATTCTATGTTTTCGTATTTGTCATACATTCCGAGATATACTGGAAGGTTGTATATCAATGATGGTATATTATATGATATGGCTTCTCGGATTACAAGCGGACTTGTTTCCTTGTCGTGCACGGTTCCACGCGATGTGAAAAGGAATAGATCCGCTGCTTGATAAAAATTCTCGACATCTTTTCTTTCATCCCACCATTTACAATTGCTTGGGAAGTTTTTCATTATAGGTTGCCAATAATCCCTGAAATTGTCCGCTTGGTTTCCCACGAAATGAAATTGTATCGGCTGTCCAAGCAAGCTTCTGGCATATTCCACTATTTCCAATTGGTTCTTGCGTGGAGTAAATAGCCCGACGTTAATCACGTGCTTCAGCTTTGGATCCAATCCCAACACCTTCAACGCCTCTTCACGTGGCTTGCGTGGATTTATCACGATTGGATATTCATATACATCCATCGGAATATCCAAAGATTTCAACGACTCCAATTGATATCTGCTTACGAACAGTATCTTGTCGGGAAAGAACACTTTGTTTTTTGGATCAAAGCTGCTGTCGTGGGATGTTTCGATGAGTTTGTATGGACGATCCTTGCGATATAGTTTCTTGGCAATTTCGCCGTCCATAAAATATTCCGGCATTTCTTCAAGATGCACCACTTCCGGATTTATCTTTTCTATATGGTCGAGTAGCTTTGGTCTGTCGTAATTCACAGATATGAATCTGTCTTTCAACAGTTCAATTATCTGGTTCTTTTGGATGGTGAATCTGCCGTGGTCTGCGTATTCTATGCAATATACTTCGTGTTCTTTGTTCAACACTTGTATCTTCTTCAATAGAAACTGTGGACACCCACCTGTAGAAAGATGGGGAGCAATATAAAGAATACGCATAACCTTATATTAAAACATTTACGCCACTCGTCAATCTTTTTTATTCAATACTTTGCTGATTTCCGCGTTGACTTTCTTTAATTCTTTTTCAGCTGCCTTGATTTTCTTCAAGCAAGTTACCCAGTCCTTCTGAACATGTTCTTTCAATTCTCCGCGAGCTTCATTGCTCCATTCTTCGACCATACCGGTTGAATTTGCCCAAGTCATCGTCTTTGATTCTTCGCTTTCCAGATAGTCTTTGCTTTCTCTGAGCTTTTGCTTGATATCGCCCAGATATGCTAATTCGTTTTCAAGAAGCTTCTTTGTTTCATACAGCTTGAATTGACCCTTGGCTCTCAGATCAGTCTCTTCATTTGAAATGCAATCCAAGCATTTCTTGGTACGATAAAACATCTTGCGGTCCTGCTTTGTTCCCCAACGTATTTCTCTACCGCAGCACTCACACTTATCGTTGACTTCTTCACGTATGATATCCATAACACGAGTGACTGCTTGTGGACCACTCGCGGTCTGCACCCAATTCTTTCCGCTGGCATCTGTCCAAGTTTCGCCTTCTTTGCGAATAATATACTTGTCCTTGTCCCCAGTATATCCCACTTGGATGAATGGCCGTTCTCCAGCCAGATAACCTTTTACAATATCAATGTTGCTTTTACCTTGTGCTCTCTTCATAGTGTATAACCTTTGTTGGTTATATATATGACTCAGTCGGCAGTTTCTGCTCCGGACTTTATTCTTTTATCTATAAAAAGACGCAAAAGATACACGATATATGCCTCACCGGCATATTTGTTGGTAAGAACAGCCTGAGTGACATTATTCAGCTTTTGCTGCAAGAAAGCCAGCTGACTCTCCGTCTTTGCTGTGCTGTCTGGATCAACTTCTCCGCTGGCTTTGATCTCGTTCCACTTTGCCTGTATTTCCTTAAGTTCCTTTTGTGCGGATGCCAATACTTCATTTGCGCGAGTTCTTACTGCTTCGGGTGAAGCATCAATTCCTTGTGCTTTCAATGAATTATATACTTCGAGTGTAACTTTGTTTGCGGAAGCATCGTCTGTGACATCTCCCACCTTTGCTTTTGCGGCGGCGATGGTTTTATTAAGTGTGGCGGCGTGAGCGGTTGTCATACCAAGAACCTTGGTAAGAAATGCACCATCAAGAACCTTTTCAGCATTTCCAACTGCCTTACGAGTTCCCCAAGTCTTTTCAGCAATCTTGTGAAATATTTCAGAAGTGCCCTTGATAAAAACAGGCTCATCGGGAAGATTGATTTTCAACACAACGCCTTCAACTGGATATTTACGAGAAGCGTCTGAACTTAGGAACGTATTGATGCGTTCGGCATACTTGTTGAGCACTCCTTGCATCTGATCCTTGACCTTGCGGATGATCTTTTTTAAAGCGTCCTTCTCGGGACTTTCTTTGCGAGTTTTCAACAATGCTGCTGCTTGTGATAGTTTGGCTGGGTCGCCAACGAGCTTTTGAATTCCGGAAAGATTAAATACCAATCCTTCTCTGCTCAGTGATCCGTGCTTGCTGATATTGTACACTTTCCATTCTGGATCACTTGTGCTTTCAACCATATCCAATATTTCTTCGGACGATTCTTCTCCGTGCTTTTCACAGGTTGCTCCAAAGCACACAAACGCTCCCCTGTTTCCAAGTTTGGATTTGTTGTATTTGGTGGAAGCAAACACGATATCACCAAGCTCATCGCCCTTATGGGTCAATACAGGAAACATTTCAGATGTGATCTTGAATGCGCCGTGTTTCTTTTTTATTGCCTGCAACTTTGTTTGCAATGGCTTGTATCCGTTCAGGAACTTCAGTGCCTCATAGAAATGAACGGTGAATGGATTATTCAGCTTTTCCGCGTTGGATATGGTTACTTCTCCGCTGTTGGCGGATTCTACAAAGAATTGACCAGACGCATTCAATCCCCATTTGCAGGGAGAGCCATCAAGTTTTTCAGTGACTGATGCATTATTGGCTACGCTCAGATCCATTTTACCCTGTTTTACCAGTGGCTGGATACGGCGTAGAAAGTCCAAGAATTCAGCGTCGGTCATTTCATTTGCACCTGAGAAACGCTGGATGGAAAGTTTGTTTGCTTCTTCAAGCCTTGGATGTAGCAGATCCGGCTCCGCCGCTTGGCTCTTTGCCATATTTTCCTTATATGCGTCGATGATCTCTTTTCTGAATTGCGGGAACTTGAAATCCTTGGACTTGAACAAAGCATACACTTTTTCAAATGTATCAATGTCCGCGAATGTCTTGTCTTCACCAAACAGGAACTTTGCCACAAAATCCATATCCGTGGACTTTAGCTCTCTGCTAACTTCCTTGCGCTTGCCCTTGGCATCAACCGTGAACTTTTGCAGGAAGAATCCTTCTGCCGGTGAAAGCATATATTTCTGCTTCAAACCATTTGGTCCAGCGTCTTCAATGATCTTGGAAAGTATTTCAGATATCAGCAGGTTTCTGAATTTTGCCTTGTATTGACTTTCGGGGGCACCGGAATAAAACTTTTCTCTCCAGCTTCTCACACCAAGCATAACATCAACCTGCACATATGGCTCTTTGTTTGGATCTTCACTGCCGTCCTTGTTTACAAATGGCTGGTTGACAGCCTTTCCAAGCAAATGAAACTGAAACAGTCCTTTTGCCGGTTTTCCTGCCGGAAACTTCTTTGATAATGCATCAAACAGAGCATCCTTGTCAGCCGTAGGAGGCAGCTTCAAGAACTTAAGCATATCTTTTGTATCAACTGCGATGTCTATATCTCCCAGCAATGGCTTGCTGAAGTTTCCTATTTTGGAGTATTGGATCTTGCCGAGACCATTGTCTTTCAGTACTTGTGTTATTGTTGGGTCAAGGTTTTCACGCCTCACCGCAGAGACTTCGACATCAAACATTTCTCCACCTTCTTTGAGCTTCTTCTTGGCTGGTTTTTCCGGTGGAACATATCCGGCGGCTTCCTTGAATTTATCAGAGAGCAGCTTTGCTATCTTAGGATCATACCAACCGAAGATCTTATCAAATGTTTCCTTGCTTGGATTTGACGCGATCATACCACGGATTTCGGTTCCGCTAAGTTCCTTGCCGTCAACTTTAAGGGAAAAATGTGGAATAACAATCAGATATCCGTGCTTTGTGAAATCTTCAAGGTTGTTCTTGTTCTTTTCATAAAACTGTAAGTATGCTGGAGAACCATCTTTCTTTACGCCGCCAACGTTGAATCTTTCAGCGTCTTTCTTTCCGAATCCAAATACTATGGCGGAGTTTTCGGGAAGCATATCCAATACTTCCGTTGCAATATATGGGTTCTTCACTTGAACAATCTTGTCAGCGGGAACTCCATACTTTACCCACACTGCTTTCTTTTCAGCAAAGCTTAATGGGCTATCTGGCAATTCTACCTTATCGGATGTGACAACGAAAGTTTTATCTACACCAAACTTGTCGGCCAAATACTTGTATGCCTGATAATGGTGCGGTCCTGCTGGATGGAAACGGCCAGGATAGATGGCGTATACTTGATTGCTGTTTACGATTTCGTTATATAACTGTTCAATGATTTGCTCGGTAAGTTTGTCCATATTCTTATAAATATATACAAAACTCGCATTATAGACGAGTTTTTATAGAGCAAGATTCAATTGTCTAAGCTTTTTATAATATGGTATAGACCAAGCAAATTCCGCAGGAAAATTTTCTATATTGGCTTCAAAGTCGTAGGTATATTCCTTGATTGCGGAAAGATAATGGTCTTTGATTGTTATCTTATCCGATTTAAGAGTGTTATATAGAGTTATATTGGCGGCGTGCTTTACATATATACCAAAAAATTTCTTGGTTATTGTTTCTCCGTCTTGGAATAAATCCTTATATTCTTTTTTTCTTGCCAATATTCGTGGCATAGTATGTCTTAGCAAAAACATATCCGCATCTTCCTCGTTTCGTCGAAGCATTTCTTTGATGATTTTTGCTCGGAATCCGTAGCAATTCGAAAGCAGCCCTCTTGCAACTCTTTCGCTATACATATCCAACTTTGCTGGCAACTGCGGATGCCTGTAACAATAGCAGGTTCTGGTAGAATCCACACCTATAGAAACCGCATCCCAAAGAATAAGACTGTTTTTTGGAAAATCCAATTCTGATATTTCTGGAGACAACCAATCGTCATCATCCAATGGTATGATAATATCGTCATCGCGCAATGCCATCAATTCCTCTCTGGCAGAATCTTGGATATGAACATATGGCAGCTTCCACGTGCTTTTTATTTTTTTGTCCACGTGGTTATAAATGATACGATCAGATATGTTTTTGATGCAGCTTAGTTGTATTTGATGAACCTTTTTCCGGTAATCGTGTATAGAAATCTTGAATAATTTATCGAATTCTTCCGCACATTGTCTGGCATCCACTGCCATACTTCCGTGACCAACTTCCGGCATCATACTTTCTTTGAATAGTGCTCGTATAAAAAATACAATTTTGTGGTTCTTTTTATTTTCGGTCATGGCAACAGATATTTGTAATACTTTTTGATATGACCAAGCTTTCCTCCAGTATTCGCTATACTTCCCATATAATGAACGGTTACAGAATCCGGATTGGTAACTGTGCGAGTTTCTTCGGTATTTACCGGTATAAAACAAAATTGGTCTTTAAATTTAAATATATTAGATATCATTAATATGTTAAAGTACGTATTCATGAAACTTTGTTCGAAAAAGTATTGACCCGGCCACTTCTGGGCAAATTCGTAAATGTTTTTGAAATGTTTGATCATGGTCGAAGTATTCATAAAGAAAAACTGACCAGCATTGAACGCAAATATACATTTGAAATCTAGCACTGCTATATGAACATCCGAGTATTGTTGTATCGTGTGATATACGGACCTGTGCAATGTCTTGTCAATTCTGTGAGATGCGCTGTAAAATACGTTTGGTCTGACTCTTTCTTCAAAAATTTTGGAAAGATCTCCCACGATCAATATGTCCAAATCCAAAAACAATATTTTCTTATAATCGTTTATTTTCTCAAACTCATAGATTTTTAGCTTCTGCATAGATGCTTCAACTGTATCCACAATCTTGTGCATTATGAGATAATGAACGTTGAAATGCTTGATGAGGGGCATTTTTTCTATTAATTTTTTGGTACGCTTGTCTGTTATGAACAACAGATCAAAGTTCTGATAGGGCTGTTTCTTGAGACCCTTAAGCAAGTATTTCAATAATTCTATATACCCAGAATCTCCGAAAGCTGAAAAATATATCAAATTCTTTTCGCCTTTAATGTTGTCATCTATCTTTATATCTACGCCTCGTTTTATCCACTTCTTCAGCATTTTTAGCGATTTTTCATCGCCAAGTTTATCTGGATTTTTGATGAATTCTAGACCTCCATTAATAACGGAAAATTCTTTGTCTTTTTTTCTAAGCGCTATTCTTCGTCTCCAAGTTTTGTCTCTTGAAAATGGACAAAATTCAACAGAATCGCAAGATTCATATACATCATCGGGTATGATAATAAATTCCTGTGCATTGTGATTAAGCACCATCATTTCCTGCTTTGATATTTCACGTGTATAAATTGCCTTGTTATTTTTAACGGCAACAACCAATACGTGCAATATTTCGTTGAGATTTCCTATATGCGTATAGGGTATTTTTATATTCATATAACCTTTTTATTAGATACTAAATCGATTGTTTTGTCAAATTAAAACTTTAAGCGTAGTTGATATTCACAAATATATACCTCAAGTCGGTATTTCCACCACCATTCCAGCTACCAGCAATGAGCTTTGTGTCAAAACTTATTTCCTGCGCTGGAGAATATTGAATTTTTTCATATAGCTGCGCCAAGTCTGTACCATTGCTCTTAAAGCCAGTGTTTGCCGTAGCAGAGGACGTTCTCGGCTTAAATATACTATCCAAATCTGTGTCTACTCCACTTATTCTAACTTTGAATCCGGATGCCATATATGTTTAAATATTAAACCATTATTAGTTTTTAAGCGTAGTTGATATTTACGAATATATATCTGAGATCCACGCCTCCGGTTTTGAACCCCGTATTGAAATTTATCTCTTGTGCTGGAGAATATTGAATTTTTTCATATAACTGTGCCAAGTCTGTGCCATTGCTTTTTATTCCGACATTTGCTCGCGCCGCACTGGTTCTTGCTTTAAACACGCTGTCCAAGTCGGTGGGCGTTCCGTTTATTTTTACTGTATAATTGGAAGCCATACATTATTTATTCTTCAGCTCCAATAATTGCGATTTGACTTCTTTTAATTCTGCTGATAGTTCTTTTACTGCGGCAATAAGTGCGGCGGTTAATTTACCATATTCCAATCCAGAAATATTACCATCTTTGTCTTTGTTGACGATTGTTGGTATCAGTTCATTTACTTCTTCTGCGATCATGCCTATGTCGTTGGTTACATCCTTATTTTTCCAATCGAATGTGACTGGACGCAACTTTTGTATCATATCCATACCATTTGTCAAATCTTTAATATTTGTCTTGAATCTTCTGGATGATGTGCTGTTAAATGATACTGCGGTAACTGCTCCGCTTGAATCAAGAACAATGTTTCCTCCACCAACTCCCACTGTTCCGCTGAATGATCCTCCACCGGTACAATCAAATCCTCCGGTTCCTACTTCCGCTCTTCCGCAAACAATAGTGGAGGCTCCTCCACCAAACTGGAATTTGCTACTTGCATATTTGAATTCTGCACCAGCAAGTGTAAGTACTCCTAGATCATTTAGTTTTGTAGAATACCCAGATCCAAGTTGAATAGAGGCGGCGGCACCTCCTCCGGTCAATAGAAGAGGATACGAACCGGTCAATCCAATCGTTGCTTGGTTTGTTGATGCATCGATACTCAACCCATTTCCTGTTATCTTTGCTGCGGAATTTGTTGCGCTCGATAATCCCCCCGCTCCTATGTTCCATCCGGCAATAGTTCCTGAATTTGTCGCGGTCAACGACGTTGCCGTGACAGTTCCCGATATTGTTGCTGATGTGGCGGTCAATGCGCCTCCAGAAGTGACTTGGAATGTTCCGCTGTTTATATTCAATGTTCCACCAGTTATGGAAACATCCGCACAGCTTATGTTTCCGTTACTATTCAACGTCGTAGAACCGGCAGTCAATGTTGTGGACCCAATGGTCCATCCACCAATACTGCCGCCGCTATTGGCGTTTAAGGTAGAAACCGTCAGAGTACCATTACTGTTTAGTGTGGTAGAGCCGCCGGTCAAGCTGCTTGCGCCTATGGTCCATCCACCAATACTACCACCACTGCTTGCGTTTAATGTTGAAACTGTAAGCGTTCCGTTGCTATTTAGAGTCGTGGAACCGCCCGTCAACGTACTTGCACCAATAGTCCACCCACCGATACTACCAGCACCGGCGGTAACGGTGCCACTTACAGTAGCAGATGACAAATTCGCCGAAGTCGCAGTCAATATTCCAGACGGACTTACACTGAAATTCGTAGAACCTGTGATAGAACCATTACTATTTAATGTCAATGCGCCTCCAGTTATGGTACTACTTCCAATAGTCCATCCACCAATAGTACCGCTTGTTGAAGTTATCTTTCCGGAAATATCCGCCGCACTCGCGGTTACACGGCCATTTGAATCAACTCTAAACGCCCCGCTTCCTATATTTAATGTACCACCAGTGATAGTACCTCCGCTTATGGTTGGAGAATTTATTGTGAGTGCAGCGTTTATTGTTCCGGCATTGATCTTGTTTGCATCCAAATTGCGAATATATGCCTGATCCATATACACTCCACTAATGTCAACGAGGAATGGAGTAATAACACTTCCTTCATCTCCCAGAGTATTCACAACCTTAAACGTATCCGCTTGTATTATAAATGAAGAGGACGCGACGCTCGATGCTATTTTATATCCAGCAACTCTGTTTCCGGCTGTGACTGCCAGTACATACTGGGCTTTCAAACTTACTACAGAACCGGATACCGCCGCTGATGTGGTCTGTGTCGTTGATATACTTGCGCTTAAATTTGATCCACTTATATTAAGTGCGCTTGTCAAGTTGTTGATGCTAGTTGCGGCTGACGAACTGTTGTTCGTGACTGTGTTGCTGAGACTATTAATGTTTGATTGTAAAGTAGAGCCGCTCGTATTAAGAGCGCTCGTCAAGTTGTTGATGCTGGTCGCGGCTGAAGCACTATTTGTGGTAAGAGTACTGTTTGTCGTGGTAATGCTCGAAGCCAGAGACGAACTGTTTGTGGTGATCGAACTACCCAGGCTGTCCATGCGGGTCGCCGCAGACGAACTGTTCGTGGTGACCGTGGTGCTCAGGCTATTGATGTTCCCCTGCAAGGTCGAACCGCTTGTGTTGAGGGCGCTCGTCAAGTTGTTGATGCTGGTCGCGGCTGAAGCACTATTTGTTGTGATAGTACTGTTTGTCGTGGTGATACTTGATGCCAACGACGAGCTATTTGTCGTGATTGAACTACTTAAACTGTCCATTCTAGTAGCCGCAGACGAACTGTTATTTGTGACAGTGTTATTAACAGTGTTTATATTGGACTGCAACGTTGACCCGCTGGTATTAAGAGCACTGGTCAAGTTATTGATGCTGGTCGCCGCTGAGGCACTATTCGTGGTAACGGTGCTATTCGTTGTTGTTATGCTGGAGGCTAGAGAAGAACTGTTTGTTGTAATTGAACTACTCAGACTATCCATACGAGTAGCAGCCGAAGAACTGTTGTTTGTGACAGTTGTGCTCAGACTATTGATGTTCGATTGTAATGTCGAACCACTTGTATTCAACGCGCTTGTTAAATTATTTATGCTGGTCGCAGCAGATGCGCTGTTTGTCGTGAGAGTGCTATTAGTTGTTGTGATACTGGATGCCAACGAAGAACTGTTTGTGGTGATCGAACTGCTCAGAGTATCCATCCGAGTAGCTGCGCTTGAACTGTTATTCGTGACCGTGGTACTTAGACTATTAATATTCGATTGCAATGTCGAACCACTGGTATTCAACGCACTCGTCAGATTATTGATACTGGTTGCTGCGGACGAACTGTTCGTCGTCACGGTACTATTTGTCGTTGTGATGCTGGATGCGAGTGAAGCGCTATTTGTAGTAATAGAACTATTCAAGCTGTCCATTCTTGTGGCTGCTGAAGAGCTATTATTCGTGACGGTTGTACTTAAGCTGTTAATATTTGACTGAAGAGTCGAACCACTGGTATTCAGCGCACTTGTTAGATTATTCAAGCTCGTAGCAGCAGATGCGCTATTTGTGGTAACAGTACTATTCGTCGTTGTTATGCTGCTTGCCAAAGAAGCGCTGTTGTTTGTAATTGAACTGCTTAAGCTATCTATACGAGTTGCCGCTGAGGCGCTATTGTTTGTAACTGTAGTACTGAGAGTATTGATGTTGGACTGCAACGTAGAGCCGCTTGTGTTCAATGCGCTCGTAAGATTGGTTATACTGGTTGCGGCAGAAGCACTGTTGGTTGTAACCGTGCTGTTTGTTGTCGTGATACTAGAAGCCAGCGAAGCACTGTTGGTTGTGATGGAACTTCCGAGGCTATCCATACGTGTGGCGGCGGATGAACTGTTTGTCGTGACCGTTGTGCTTAACGTATTAATATTCGACTGAAGAGTTGAACCACTAGTATTTAGAGCACTGGTTAGGTTATTGATGCTTGTTGCTGCCGATGAGCTATTTGTTGTAACCGTGCTGTTTGTTGTCGTGATGCTGGACGCAAGAGAAGCACTATTGTTGGTAATAGAGCTGTTCAACGTGTCCATCCTTGTAGCCGCAGACGAACTGTTATTTGTGACGGTCGTGCTAAGAGTATTAATATTTGACTGTAAACTTGAACCACTTGTATTCAACGCACTGGTTAGGTTATTAATACTTGTTGCTGCCGATGAACTATTGGTCGTTATTGTGCTGTTTGTGGTGGTAATACTACTTGCCAAGGATGCACTGTTCGTTGTAATCGAACTGCTGAGACTATCCATTCTGGTCGCAGCAGATGAACTGTTATTAGTTACAGTGTTGCTCAGTGAAGTGATGTTTGATTGCAACGTAGACCCGCTGGTATTCAAAGCACTTGTGAGATTGTTTATACTTGTTGCAGCAGATGAACTGTTTGTTGTAACCGTACTGTTTGTTGTTGTGATGCTTGACGCCAGCGATGAACTATTGGTTGTGATTGCGCTGTTCAAACTGTCCATACGAGTTGCGGCGGAAGAACTGTTTGATGTGACCGTGTTGCTTAACGATGTAATATTTGACTGCAACGTTGAACCGCTTGTGTTTAAAGCGCTTGTGAGATTGTTGATACTTGTGGCAGCGGACGAACTGTTTGTCGTTACCGTGTTCTGAACCGATGTGATATTCGACTGTAATGTGGAGCCACTGGTATTAAGAGCACTCGTTAGATTATTTATTGATGTTGCCGCTGATGAGCTATTCGTTGTAACTGTATTGTTTACTGTTGTGATACTTGAAGCCAGCGACGAACTGTTATTGGTGATTGAACTATTTAAAGTGTCCATCCGCGTTGCTGCCGATGAACTGTTGCTGGTTACCGTATTGCTTAGTGAGGTGATATTTGATTGTAATGTGGATCCACTTGTATTCAACGCACTTGTCAGATTATTGATGCTGGTCGCGGCGGATGAGCTATTTGTGGTAACCGTGCTATTTGTGCTGGTAATGCTGCTTGCCAACGACGCGCTATTGTTAGTAATAGAACTTGATAGAGTATCAATCTTTGTTGCCGCAGATGAACTGTTTGTAGTTACAGTGTTACTTAAAGATGTTATGTTTGACTGTAGTGTAGATCCACTTTGATTCAGTGCGCTGGTCAAGTTGTTTATACTTGTGGCTGCGGATGAACTGTTTGTCGTGATGGTGCTATTTGTGCTGGTAATACTCGATGCCAAAGAAGAACTGTTGTTCGTGATGGAACTATTAAGCGTATCCATACGTGTTGCAGCAGATGAACTGTTTGTGGTAACAGTATTGCTCAACGATGTAATATTGCTTTGTAGAGTAGATCCACTGGTATTTAGTGCAGCCGTTAAATTATTAATGCTTGTTGCCGCCGAAGCACTGTTTGTTGTTATCGTGCTCTGGGTTGATGTGATCGAAGCATTTAGCGAGGCGGAGGCGTTGGTATAAGAAGAACTCAGAGTCGTCAACTGTAGTGCGAGGGACGAGCTTGCGGTTGTCAACGAACTTCTCACATCGGTGATAGATGCCGCCAATGATGCGCTGTCCAATGAACTGGATTGACCAGCCGATATAGAATCAATTCTTCCGGCAAATGACGAGGATGTATTGGTAAATGTGGTATTCGCCGTTGTTATAGATGCCGCCAATGAAGCACTGTTGTTTGTTATAGAACTGGACAGCGTGTCGATCTTTGTTGCGGCAGACGAACTGTTGTTGGTGACAGTTGTGCTCAGAGTATTGATGTTGGACTGCAACGTAGATCCACTGGTGTTCAGCGCCGATGTCAAATTATTGATACTCACCGCAGCAGAAGAACTATTCGTTGTTATGGTTGACTGCGTGCTTGTGATAGAAGAGGCGAGAGAAGCACTTGCGTTAGTAATGTTGGTGGATACAGTGTCAACTCTACCGGCCAGAGATGAACTGGCTGTGGTCAAGGTATTGTTTGTTGTTGTAATGCTTGCCGCAAGAGAAGAACTGTTGGTTGTTATAGAACTGCTGAGTCCATCCATTCTCGTTGCTGCGGATGAGCTATTGGTTGTCACCGTTCCTTGCAACGTCGTCAGTGAACTTGCGAGAGAAGAACTGTTTGTTGTAACATTTGAAGAAATGGTATCAACTTTGGAAGCGAGTGATGAACTTGCATTTGTCAATGTTGTATTTACTGACGAAATTGATGAAGCAAGTGAAGCGCTGTTACTGGTAACTGTACTTGACAGGTTGTTTACTGCCGTGGCAGCAGATGCGCTGTTTGTAGTAACGGTGGATTGTGTGCTGGTGATGGAAGCGGCAAGAGAAGAACTTGCATCAGTAAATCCGGATGATATACTATCAACCTTAGCAGCAAGAGAAGAACTTGTATTGGTTAAAGTAGTGCTTGTGCTAGTTATTGATGCGGCAAGTGACGAGCTATTAGTATTAATGCTGCTTTGCAATCCATCCATTCTCAATGCTGCGGATGAACTATTTGTAGTAACTGTTGTGCTTAACGATCCTATATTTGATGAAAGCGAAGAAGATGCGTCTAAGTAAGACGAACTTAATGTAGTCAGCTTTGCCGCTAAAGATGAGCTTGTGGTTGCCAGCGTGTTGTTTACTTGGGTTATGGAAGCAGCGAGAGAAGCACTGTCCAGTGATCCTGTTCCACCAGCCATTGCAGCAATAACATCTATTCTATTGGCAAATGACGAGGATGTATTGGTAAATGTCGTGTTTGTGGTGGTGATACTTGCAGCCAATGATGCGCTGTTGTTTGTGATCGCACTTGACAGTGTATCTATTTTTTGTGCGGCGCTGGAACTGTTTGTTGTTATTGTTCCCTGAACAGAAGTTATTGTGGACGCAAGAGATGAGCTATTAGTTGTGACCGTACTGGACAGAGTATCCATTCTTGTAGCCGCCGACGAACTGTTTGTTGTCACAGTGCTACTTAACGTATTGATATTTGACTGTAAACTTGAACCACTTGTATTTAAAGCACTTGTCAAATTGTTTATACTTACTGCTGCCGAAGAACTGTTGGTGGTGATTGTTCCGTTGGTGGTGGTGATGCTGGAAGCCAATGATGCACTGTTTGTGGTTACTGTGCTGCTAACCGTATCTATTTTGGCAGCAAACGAGGAAGAGTCGGTGGTCACTGTTGCATATACACTTTGTATGGATGATGCCAGTGAAGCGGAATCTTGGGTGACTCTGTTGCTCACGCTGCTTAAGCTTGAAGAAAATGATGCCGAATTTAAAGTTATTGCCGAAGCAAGAGAAGCGGAAGCATCGGTAACAGAAGAACGTATTGAAGTAGAAACAGATGCGGCGGACGCAGAGTTTGCGTTTATGCTTGCATACGCAGCGGAAATATTGCTATTGATGGACTGCGATACAATATACAAAGAAGAAGAAACCGTCTGTATGCTGGCGGATATTGCAGCTATGCTGCTGGAAGTTGATGATACAAGAGAAGAGGAAACTGAATTTATTGTGCTATACAAAGATGCGGTGGCAGAATTCAAGTTTTCAAATACCTGAGAAACGGATGCCGAGTTCTGAGTCACCGCCGATGCCAAAGATGAAGATGCGGTGTTTATTGCCGAATAAACTGCTACCAAACTTTGGGTTATTGATTGATCTATGGAAGCGGACGTAGATGCTAAAATTTGCGGGACTATATCTTGAATACTCTGGGATACTATACTTGAAATTGAAGAAGAGATTACAGTGTTTACATCTCCCAGACTTTGTGATATTTGATTATTAAGGGATTGTGATACTGCATTTAATTGTGAAATACTAACCGAAGATGTTGGTAGTCCAATAACGGCCCCAGCACCATATTGTATACTTAATGTGCCGTCATCTTGGTCGGTGAGTCTTATATTTCCAACGTAAATACTACCAGAACTTACATACAAGTCTTTCCATCTGTTTGAGGGACTGCCCAGATCATATATAGCATCTGTTATAGGAACCAAACTTTGGGATATTTGAGACCCATCAAATGTTCCTCCCGTGGTATATGCCAAACTGTTCCAAGCAGTAGCTCCATTGCCTATCTTCAATTTTCCAGTATCGGTCTCGAATCCAGCTTCACCACTCGAAAGTGTCGGGTTTACAAACGACCAGTTTGCTGCCGTGTCTCTTCTTAGCTGTATTTTTTGGATTGCGATGGTTGACATGATGTGTTATATGTGAATGCCTACCTATAATTAGTAGTTTGCGCCAATTGGATCTATAAATATTCTAGATTTTAATGGAAAAAGCTGCTTATTATATGTAAAAGTATATGAATTGGTGCCATATGCCAGCTTCTGGGAACTGTCGTACAATTCTACCTCTATTTCATAATGTTCGTTGGGAATATGCGCAAAAATGGGGATTTTCACCAAAAAGCTGTCTATGGAATAATCCAAATCCTGATATGGAGTTATTGATACAGATGATATATACCAAAATCCACTCATCGGAACAAACATTATGGTTCCATATTTTTCATCTTGGTTAAAAAATGTATTCTCGTATAATTCATTTGCCCCATAGTTGTATGCGCTGTCTATATAGCCTATCATGGTTTTGATACCATTGCTTATTCCGTATATATACAATTTTGCATCTGCTGAGTTCCCGGCCGCCGCCTTTACTCTCATACTAAACTTATATAAAGTATTTTGGCGATACTTAATGGGATTACTGTCATGAATAGTTCCAGAAAGAACATTTTCTTGTGAAGTAGCATACGAAGATATACTTGGTATGTTTGTCAGTCCTATATATGAAGCGGTGGGATATATTGCACTGTTTAAAAATGCCTGTGTGTTGGCATACCAGTAGGATTTTGACCCAAATGAGTATGAAACATATTGAGCATTCTGAGAAGCCGCGTCTGTATTGTCTTTGTATATCACATAATCCGTTTCATTATAGTTTCCGGTGTGACCAATATATGCGCCGTCTATGAGAACAGAATTATCGTGAGAAAAAGTGCAGCTTCCATTCACAAACCAATGTGATGACATATGCTGCTGAGAATAAAAGTAACTTGGATTGTTATATACTCCACTGTCAAATTTTGTGGTGATTATGGCTTCGTCCGGACGAATATAACCCTGAGTAAGCAATGTTCTGTCGGCTGGAGTGTTCAGGCTGCGAGCATATATCTTATAAGATTCCAAATTACCACATAATGTTCTTATATTGTTGCATTCCACTCCCACAACTGAACGATATTTTGTTGACGCGGATGTTGTGGCTCTTGGTAAATTTTGAGGTATTTCCCTATAGAATATTTCAAATTGACCATCTGATATGCTTAATATGTAGAAATTTTTCTTGTGAAAAACGACTTGCTTGTCCGGATCGTCCTCTATTCTTACGTCCTTAAGTCTGACAAGATTGTTTTTTGAATATGGAGAATCCTCGTTTGATCTGCTAATAAGCTCATATACAGTGGAAAATGGTATATCCAATAGCAATGATGTTTCATTTACAACCTTGCTTATTTTTGCAACAAAATCCGTGTTAAGAGTTCCCTGAAAAACTTCCTGATAATCGTTATAGCGAAATTGCGATACGGTTGGGTTTTTCAAACGAACATATTCGCCTTCCATCGAAGAACTAAATCTGGTTCCCGATTTAAGATGCAATTGATAAATTGCTGTATCAAACTGATAATCATAATCTCCATTTGTGTTATTTTTTGGACTTACCGCCGTAGCCGAGAAGCTTCCGGAAGCCAATCTGTATGAACCTGTTGGATATACCGGAGACTGATATATCTCCGCACGAGTTTTGATATATGGAGTATCAAAAAATCTTATTTCAGAATCTGTTGGTTTAGTTGTATCTATGAGAACATTTCTCGTCCATATTACTTCCACACTTTGCAATTTGTTGCTTGCTGGAGGTTCTGTCGTAAGAGGTAAGCGTTCATCGTCCTTTATCTTGTATCCAGTGCCCTTATAAAAGGCAACGCTGCCACTATAATCCTCCACATTCAACCCGATTCCACGAACCTGTAATTTTCCAACGCCGTTGGTGGTGTCAATTGGAACAGTAACGTGATATAAATGACCAGTATTCGTTTCTTCGGCAAATCTGGCGTTATCTGGCATCACCTTATCACACGCCAATTCATTGTTCAACACATCATAAACTTTGACAAATATTGGCTGACCGGGTACCAAATATGGTGACGGGTTTATCGTGAACGAGTTTTTTCCGGCATAAAACCTATCACTATAGCCGGTGAGGAAAAAGTAAGTATTGGAGTTATAATCCGAATCGAATAGTTTAGCCATAGGTTTTTATATTCCTATGACTATAAATATATATCAGACGCTATTATCTATCTTGCTGAACCCGTTTTCCTTCTTGACTTCAAGCTGCTTGTCTACCATATCACGCATAGCATCAAGATGGCTTATTATAATGATAAACTCGAAATTGCGCTTCAAATAATCGAACAAAGCGTGCAACATAGGTATATTGCTACCGTCCAATGCACTGAAACCTTCATCTACCACAAGGAAGTTAGGTCTTGGGAGGTTACTTACGTTAATGAGTGCAACACGAAGTGCCAACCCAGATATAAACTTTTCCATACCAGAGCATAGTTCCAATGGCCATTTGCGGTCTTCGTATTTGATATATACGTTGACGTTCTTGCCATCAGTTTCAATACCCATACTAAATTCAACGATATGAGATAGGATGTTGTTCACTTCCTGTTCAATCTTTGGGATGGCATCTGAGATGATCTGATATGGCACACCATCTTTGCCCACCGCTGATGTATAATATTGATATGCTCCAAGATCATCCTCATATTGTTCAATTGTGGATAGTTGTTTTTCTGTTTCTTTCAGTTGATCGCCAAAGGATACCTTCTTGCTATATGCATCCATATACTCTTTTTCTATGTTCTTGAGTTTGGATGATACGTTTGACACCTTGATCTTCAGGTCCGTGACAATATCTTCAATGGCTTTGTTGCTTTCCACGATTTCCTTAGACTTTTCGTACAGTTCGATCTGATCCTGTAGTTCTTTGATGCGAACCGCGTTCTTTTCAACACCGGATTTAAGATTCGACTTTTCCAGTTCTTTCTTTGAAATGAACGCGGTAAGAGAATTTACGCGATCTTTCAATTCGACACTTTGTTCGTATTTAGACACATATTCGGCATATGTTTCCATCTCTGCTTTTACTTTGGATAATGCGTCCGAGAGATCCTTTGCTTCGGCTTTATCCGCCGCAAGACTTTCGCGTGTGGATATGGCATCCTTGACGAAGATATTATCACAGCAGTATTTGCAGTTGGGATCATACTCGTGCTTGTCCAGATGAGCCAGCTTCTTCAGCTTCTCGCTCACAATGGCTTTCAGCTTATCCATTTCATTTTCTATGCGTTGCTTGCTTCTTGCCAGCGATTGATACTTGTCGTTCTTTTCCTTAAGATCGTCTGGAAATTCTTTCAATTTATTGGCGGCTTCGACATACTCGGGCTTTTTGGAAGACACATCAGCGTCGATCTTTTCAATGGTTTCCATCGCTTGCTTGTTTTTTAACACAAGACCATCACGCTCGCGCACGATGGGCATTATGTTGGTTGGAACATTTTCCAGTTTTACGATGTTGGCTTTTTGTGCATCGATCTGAGTATCCAATTCGTTCTTTTTTGTTGTATTTTCTTCCTTCTGAAAGTTCAGGTCCAGTAGCTTGGATTCAAGCAATTCAACGTCGTTTTTGATCTGAGATATTTTCTTGAGGCCATTTTCTTTATTGAACAACTTTACCGCGCCAGATAGTTCTTTTGTCTTGTCGGCGGATAAGGAAGCAAGCTTATCGAACAAATTAAGACCGATGAATTGACTCAGTAGTTCTTTGCGTTCTGTCTGACCCATATCAATGAATGAGCCTTGATTGCCTTGTAGAGCGAGAGTGGTAAGAACAAAATCATCATAGTCGCCAAGATAATCGCGGATGATTTCATTAGTGCTGCGACGAGCCTCGCTATTTAGGCTTACCTTGTTGTCTTTTTCGATTTTATAGAAATTAACATCAACCTTGACGTTGTTTTTCTTGTCACGCTTGCCTTCGCGTTCGATGACATATTGAATGTTATTGATTTCAAACGTGAACTTGCCGCTAAACGACATTTTTTGAGAATTCATCACGTGAGTTGCCTTGAATGCTCTGGCGCTCTTGTCAAAAACAGTAAAGCATAGCGCATCCATAAGCGAACTTTTGCCGCTGGCATTTGCCGCAAACAATCCATATACATCTTCAAGCTTGGTGAAATCAAGCACGTTCTTTTCACCATAGCTGAACATATTGCTGAATTCAAACTTGATCGGCTTCCATCGGATATTCCGCGATGTATCTTCTTTGGTCAACGACGCATTAAGTTCCTTGTTGATCTTGCAAACCGTCTCCACAGTTTCGTCGTCCATCACATCCACAAATTTCTTCTTCAGATACTCCGAGATGATCTTGTTCTGATAATCAATGTTGCCGATTTGATTCAGATTGGAAATATTCTGTGCTTGAGCAACCTTGGTGGCACCATCCGTGTCTACTCTAACATAAATAAGATCGCTGATTTCATACTTCTTGCGCAGTTCATTGATGACTTTCTTTACCTCTGTTGCGACACTCTCTTTGCACCGAACTCGCAACTTTGGTTTCTTTGGCATATCAGTTATGTCAGTAATCAACTTGCCGTCATCAATCTCTATTGTAAAATATCCATAGTCATTCGGTATTTCAACGTGAGAATATGTTCTTTGCTTAATGTCCCATAGCGAGAATCCGTGACCAAGCAATGCTTCGCCGTGGTTCTGCTGAATAAGTGAACCCGCATATCGTATGATTGGCTTTTCATTGGTCTTGTCATATGCTTGCAAGTCCTGAATCATATGAATATCGCCAAGCATAGCCATATCGTGACCATCAAACAGTTCGTTTGTGATAGTCTTATCGGTAACAGCGTATCCTACATCGGTCTGAGCGTTAAGCACTCCACCGTGGAATAATGCAATCTTATCATCAAAAGTCATCTTAATCTTTTTGGATACATTCTTCATACGAATGTATTTGGTAGGATCATCGAACACGCTCATATTGTTAATGAGCAAATTGGCCACACCATACAATCCTGTATTCTTCAAATAAAACAAACGCTTGTGCTTCAGGTTGTCAACGATAGGAGAAATACTGTCAAGTCGAGTGACGTTGGTGAGCAAGCAGTCGTGATTACCCGCAATAACAATTGTTGGACGAAGTTCCGCCAGTCGATGAAAGAATTCACTGGCAAGTTGAACTGCTTCCGGAGACAAATCTACCTTGCTATGCAACGTATCTCCGGTATTTATGATGACGGTATTCTCGGGAGTATTTAAAATTTCAGCATACAGCGTCTCGAACGCCTCTCTATATTCCTCGTGGCGCTTTGTGAGACGAATATGAATGTCGGATATGTGCACAACATAATCAATTCTATCCAAGCCTATATCCAGTTTTTCAAATGTATCTACCATAAATTATTTCCCCAATCTTAACCGAGTTAATGCCTTGAAGTCAAGCATATCCGTTTCTTTAACCTGCTCCAATGTTTTTTCAAAGCCAAGCACGTTCGGATCCTTGCCTTCCAGTTTTACGAGCTTTGCAACCTTTCCGAGAGATTGAACAAACTGTGCTATTTTAACTGCACTAAACATAGCATCATCGTCCAATACAATGTTTACTTCGGGGCATTTGCTGTTGGCAATCGCCGTTTTAAGTTTCTTGCTCATCGTCTTGCCAAATAATGGGATGGCGTTGCGTCTTAGTGAAATAGCATCAAGTGCTCCTTCGCACAAGTAAATGGGGAAGTCAAAGTCTACGAGGTTCTCGAATCCGATTATATCCTTCGACGCTTCGCTATTCTTATACTTGTAGCCATCGTCATAATAGCTGCGGCAACTATAGAAGTTAAGATTATTGTCTTTGTCGTATGATGGAAATACAAGTCGGTTGGCGAACGGACCCTTTACACAATATCCAATGTTGTATTTCACGATATCACAAAGAGTAAGTTTGCGCTTCTTGGCATAGTTCTTGGCAATTTTGTAATCTCGCGTTCCATCGTCATAAGCGAGGCTGCGAAAATCATACGGCAACTCTATCACGATATGATCATCTGTCTCTTTCTCTCCAAGAGCATTAAGCAACTTGCTTTCAAAAAGTGAACTTAAACTTCTGCGTGGCTTTGACCCGCCAATCTTTTCAAGCGTAGCAAACATCTCCGGACCTGCCTTGACACGCTTGAACAATGAAAATATTCCACGCCCCTTTGTTCCACACACCCAGCAGTTCCAAGGCTGTGGCTCATCAAGACATACTTCAAGTTTCCGCTTTCTGTGATGACAGAACGGACAATGATATGTAAGATTATTGCCTTTGCGAAGCCTACCGTCTTCTTTCAACACTCTGTTGATAAGAGCAGTAAGTTCCGAAGTTTTGAGAGTAGACATTTACCCCATTACTATAAGGATAACTTGCTATTAGTCAAACTATAAAATCAACCCGCCAAACTGAGCACGATAGCATCTCTTACATCTTCCATTCGTTTTTCCTCATTGCCCTTTTTATTGAGAACTGTCCATTTGGTCATATCATACATTCTATCAATGCTTTCTTTAACAAATACTTTGGGTTTTACACCTTTGATTCTGGCGGCTCCAAGTGCCTTTTTACGAGCAGTTTGTGCGTGAATGCTCTCGACGGTCACACCATAATGATTTTCAAGTATAAAACCAACTACAGCCTTGTTTTTGACCAGTTTTATAATGACTTGTTGAGAAGTGCCGCCGCCAGCAAAGCCAAATAAACTTTCTTCTATCATTATTTTATCAAAACTATGACCAACCAGAGTTTTTATAATAAGGTCGGCTTTGTCTTTATACTTTTCAGCGTCTGAAATATCAATATAGCCGCAAGCTAATATTAGCTTATCTTCTGTTATCGCCCATCCACACGTAGTTGTGGATAAATCCAATCCCAACACTTTCATATAACCTTTTTATAATAAATCAACCGTAATATTGGGTGTTGTTGTGTTTCAATACGTCTTTGGCGTAATTTTTTCCAGCGGAAGTAAAACCACCACGACCAAATTCGGCTGAATGCACATCGTTTCCGGTTATTCCACGCGCAGTGCCATTGATCATATCTGTTACGGCTCTATCTGTTCCAACAAATTTGGCAGTTCCAATATCTCCACCCAATCTTGACGAAGATTCATATCTCGCTTGTAGATTGGTGGTCAGTGATGTTCTATTGATAGAAGGTAGTTGTGGCATATATATTTCTCCTGTTATTTATTATAAATATATTGTTAGGTGTCGAAACGAACGACAATATTGAGCGGCCAATCGATCAAATTCTTGACCGGTCTACCCATTTTACCAACGGCCACCAGTTCATTTCCCTGATATAGTCCAATCGTCGTTATGAATGGAGCCAGATATGAACCGGTTGGATCATATGATGAACTATACTGGTATTCATTAAAGTATGGAAGTATCTTGTTGTAATCTGTGCGGCAGTATGGATTCAGATATTCGTTTATATCTTTGACATAAATTCTGGTGGATGAAATAGACAGCAGGGGTTCCAATTTCTGCGGAATAAGTCTTTCTAGATAATACAGTGACAGTATGTTTCCGTCATTCATATTTATTTTTCCGTCACCATCTATGTCAAGAATTCCGGTGTCCACCAATTTTGTTTGGATATAATCAAATGCTTCTCTGGTAAAAGAATTAAATGAAGAACTTGCCAAATATGCGGCTTCGAAGCTTTCTTGCAACAGCACATCCTCGGATTCCAATTGAAGTATGTCGTTATTCCACCAGCTATAGTCTGCTCTTGAATCTTGTTCGAGGACTATGCCGTTGTCGTCAAATACGAATTCTTCGAAGAATTTTTTCTTTTGAAGATATCGCATTATCAAATCCACATCCAAAAAGTCAAAAACTCCGTCTTGGTTTACGTCGAACAATAATTCAGTTTTTACCAATGTTGTTGGGTTTGTGCTATAATTGAATTCACCGGGACGGATTGAACACAGATATTCATGTTCGAATATCGTATGTCTTCCTTGATAGGTCATATCAAATCCAGATGATCCTGTACCGGTGAATATACTGGAATAATTTGATGCGGTAGTGGTTAGAACAAAATAACCATTCTTATAAAATGAATTTCCAATCAACGGACTTTCTTCATAATCGGCAAGATGATACACGAAAACGGAACCAGAATAATTGGATGGAAAATCGACAAGATTGTTTGGATCATACACGGACGCTGTAGCTTCCGGTGTAACTAGATTTACCACGGGAGAACCAACCACCAGAAAATCAGAACATACACACGTGGAATAACCAAATAAATACGCAGGTTTGTTGGATTCTTTATTTCTCTTGACCATGCCAGTCAACTTCCAGTTTTCAGACACATCGTCGTATTTGTAAACATGAACTCTTCCAAGAACCGCCCTTGGATCTTCTGAAGACGTTGTTTGATAGCTATAATCTTCTAGAATATATTGTCCATCATAATAGTCCACAGATCTTCCTACTTTATCCGGCCAAGAAGTTACTGCCGCATATATTCCTCCAATCGACACCGCTTTTCCAAAATTGTTATTGTATGTATATTGTCTGTCTCCGAACGTCTTCAATACTTTGAAGTAGCCCAGTTCATTACACAAATATATATTTTTGTAAAGATATGCGGCACCAAGTATGTTGGCGGAGCCAGTATATGAAGAATATGGTATGAATGCCTTGTCTCGTGGGCAGGAAATTATGGCATTGTCTCCGCTGATTGACACGGAGTTTCCAAATCCATCCTTTGTAACGGTGGCATTTGTTACATCTATCGCATACAAATTCGAAGACATATCCAAGTCTCCATATGTGGCGTCGCGAGTAACAATTCTATACTCGGACCAAGAAGCTGTGGGACATTCTCCATATGACGCGGAGTAGTATGAACAAGTAAAGAATGCGGCATATCCATTTCCATTTTTGTTGGTTCCTACAAGCAGGCTGCTGGAATCCAATGACACCGACCATCCAAAATTGTCTCCGGTCGATAAAACGCTTGGAACTATGGTTGCTTCATATACCCAAGTGTAACTTGCCGACCAAGCGGCTGGAGGAAGTTCCGCCTCACCGTATAAATAATATGAGCCAGATTCAGATATAATATCTTCACAGAAGCTGTTCTGCGTCACCACACTCTGCCAGAAAGAACTGGTTTCTATGTTGTCGCAACCGGTACTGAAATACTGTTTTCTTCTGTAAATGTATACTGCGCCAGACCCACTTACTTGTGGTGCTCCCACCGCCAGCAGATCTTTGTCGAGAGATACTGAATATCCGAATTTGTCTCCGTCACTGCCTCCCTGCAATATATTGATTAATCCCCAGTTGTCTGTTCCGCCCTTATATTTGTCATATACGAACACATAACCAGAGTATGAACTAGTGGTGAAGCAAAAAGAACCGGACGGTGATCCCACTGCCAAGAAATTATCCCTTACACATACTGAGTGACCAAATGTATCCGTGAAATATGACGCACTAGCTTGTAAATCGTGTATTGTATACGGAAAAGTGTCATCTATATCAAGTCCATTAAGAACATCTTCTTGGTTTAAAGGACAATCAAACTTTTTCACCAACCTGTGACCATCAGTGTCGTCGTCATATTTGAATATAGCCGCATATCCTCTTCCGTGAGAAATCAAATTGGTGGAATCTATCGTAGATCCAACCGCGATATATTTGTACCATGAATTTACAGATTCACCAAAGTGTTCATTCTCCGGTTGGAATATTTCCACGACGGAACTTGTATCATACAAATATGCAGCCGAACCAGAATAAATAACATCCATTCCCAACGCATAATATTCTTTGGCCGTTGGTACGTTTATTTCAGTCAAACTTCCGTCAAGATTTCTGAGATAATACTGTACGCTGCCTGTATCCCAAAATGGTCTAGGATATACATTCCTTGGTGCACCCAGCATGACTTGATTTGAAAAATGAGACCCAGAAATGTAAAGATTGGTATATCCGTCGTCTTTTATTCTGTATTGTTCATGTATGTTAGAATTATCGACGATGTCTATCGTAAGCGGTCTAACTTTTTCTCCAAACGAATTATGATTCAACGCCAAAGTCACCACTTTATCGTGTATATTTCTTATTTCTTTTTTACCAGAAACAGCACCGATGCCAGGATTTTCAACACCAAACAGTTCGGAAAAATTTGTGCTATTGCGATAAAACATCGCATCCGTCAAGCTGTATATGTTTCTATAATACTTTCCAGAAGAATTGATTGGTTCATATGAAGCCGAATAATACGGACTCCCAGATGGATAGAAAATGGAAGTCAGTTTCTTGCCGTGGTTTATTTCGCACAGGTCTGAATAATAGGTATTATATCCATACAAATCGACCGATCCAGAACTTATGCTCTGAACTCGCCAACTCTTGTAGGCATTAAACGGTCTTATTGTGATATCCCCTGCGGAGAACTGCTTTATCATATAAGTATAAATATATTAACTGGGGGATATTCCACCACCAGCTTATATATCTATCTTAATTTTTATAAGGCACTCGTTCGTGAAGTCTTTGAGCAATGGTTGGCTGAGTTTGGCGACTGCTACAAGGTCGTTGCTTTCATTATACAAGCCAACCGTGGTAATATACACCTTTGGATCGGTATAAAAGTCGCTAAATCTCAATTTGCCATAATCGGCACTGGTAGTATCGGAAACAACGAATGTAGGATTATTGCTATAGTTGTATTCTTGATTCTTAACGCGAACGAAAAAGTGTCTTGCGGCAACATACTCAGTGGATCTCGCTTTGAACGATCTGTATTGTGCGCCGACCTTGATTGATCTGAATAATACATTTTGCATTCTTGCGAATTGACCACCCAATCCATTTACTGGATCGTATAACGATCTTCCGTCAACGGTTCCTACCAAAGTATTCAATGCGGTGGGATTTAATACAACGATTCCCAAGTCAGGATACATTGATCCGATTGCTTCATAATTTTTTGTCTGCACTGCACCGTCCGCAACGGTTCCTCTTATGATGTTATATCGCTTTCCACCTGTCTGGGTTCCGGTGTCCGGATTGTCTTTGGAGTCATCTATCAAAGTGATATATCCTTTGGATCCACTAAGGGTCATTTCAAATTGGCCTGGATCCAATCTGTCCTTGTATTTTGTGCTTCTGAAAGATATAGTATAAACTGAATCTGAATCTACATATGTTTGATTTCCGTTGGAATCAGATTGCACAAAAGAAAACTTCGAATCACCGGGAGCCAACAACAGGTTTCGATATTGGTTATAGATAGCCTTGGTCGGATATATCAAACTTCCCTGAGAAGTATTGGTGTCAAATGTTGACGATCCAGAACCGGCATAATGTCCGAACGTCAATGAGAAATAAATGTCCGCGCTGGCAGAAGCGATTGGATAATCATATACATTTGTATAGTACAATCCATTCAATGGTTCAAACAATGAAGATGATGGGACGGTTTGAACACTGCTTGTGTAAAACTGAGACCATCCAATTTCGCCGTCACTCCACAACCCAGTGGATACTGGCTGAGATCTTCCTGCTACAATGTCCGTGGAGTCGAATTGCTTAAAAATCATATGCGTAAGTATTAAGATCTGACATTAACAACTACTGGGATGGAAACAGATCCTCCGCTTTCATTACCAACCACGGTCAATGTTGTGCTGGTTGTAGTTGTCAAAGAAGCGTTTGGTACAAATCTAAATCTGATACCAAGAGCGACTTGAGCGGTTGTGGAAGAAACGTCGCCAATAAATGTTGGGATAGTTGCCGTAGTTGCGGATTGTAGCTGTTCGCCAATGATTGTTCCTACGTCCTTGTTGGTCAATATTGCGGTATATCCCAATGTGGTGTTATATACTGGGTTTGTGCTTGGGACAATAACGATTTCTCCCTTATAATCCTTGTCAACATAAATGGAAGTCTGACCAAGTGAAATGACAGGGATAGATGTTTGACCGGATGGCAATGTGACGAGCTTGTATTTTAACACTTGTGTTTCATCCGTGAACGCTTCGAACACTGGTGTGTTTCTAATTGCCAAATCATAGTATGCCGACCCCTGTGGGTGGTTTGGCTGATACAGGCTATAATCAATTTCGTCGTCGGCCAGCGCATACGAGGTTATGTTCAGGCCACCCTTGGCAGCAAGTAGTTCTCTTCCCTTCTTTGTAAGAACCGCATCTACGGTAATTGTTTCGTTATTGATGTATGCCATATAGGTATCTTTCTAAATAAATATATATGTTAAAGTCTTTTTTTCGTATTTTTTATATCGTTTTTACTATAACCGCTTCACTGTTATCCAATAGGCCGGTTTTGGGGTCTACGGTAGTTTTTTTGTTCTGACTACTCTTTTTCCACTTATAATTAATCTGAGAGTTGGTAGCCAGATTTTGCTGATATCCGTTCAATTCCTTTTGGGAAAACTGCTTTTTACTGAATCTGTAATGATTATATCTATATCCTTGTAGCAACGTTGATGTTGATGGATAATTTTCCATAGAATATATCTTTCTGTAGGCCAAGCTTTGCGCCAATGGACCAAACAGTTCTTTGGATGTATAACTCACAAATTCGTTAAGCAATGAACCTGTTGGATTATCCGCCAAGAAATATAGGTTATATGCCGTCTTATCGTTTGCGGTGTTTCCTGTGCTTTCTCCGTATATAGTTCCTTCGAATAACTGTCTTCCGTCGTTGGTGGTATCAAACAACCCGGAATATACCACATATTTTCCATTCTGAATCAGACTGCCGGAAATCATTATACCAGGACTGAAAATATTTCCTTGAATGAACGAAGTTGCACCAGGATTCTGAATAGTATCCAAACCGGCTATTGCACCGGATACTACACCAACAACATTATGAGCAAAAGACATTGTATAGTCATTCCAGCCACGAAGATTTGCATCAAAGTATAAGCTTCCGCTAAAATACGTTCCACCCAAACTTGTATAAAATGATGCGGTCATCGGATACTTGTTTGGTTCTACCAACTTTGCCAAATTCAATTTCGTATATGTTCTTTCAATCGTTTGGGTTTTTCCTCTATTGTCATTTATAATTTGATCTTCGGTCAATTGGGAATTTGGAGAAACATATCTGGAATAAACTTGATATTTTTTCTTGTATTTTACCACATCTGCTCTATAGAATTGGTCGTTGTAGTATGTTATTCCATCGTCAGAATATACAGAGAATCCATATTTGTCATCTTCTATAGGAAAACATACCTGATTTACATCGGAATATAGGGAAGATCCTCTGTATTCCGTTTTCATTGTTCCGATCTTTTTCGGATCTTGCACGGCTGTTATATTCTTGGTTCCATCCGCAACGCCAGTTTTCTGAGCGATGTTCTCCTTTGTCAAGGGACGCATCTGCAATTTTGGTCTTTCTAGAATATTTGGTTCAATCAACATACCATCAACCAATTTTGCTCTGGCTGGTACCACGCTTTTGATATACTTGAACATCGACTTGTCAAAATAGAAGCGAATGATGTTCATGAAAAATGTGAAGTCTATACTTCCAAATCCTTGATCATAATATATCTTCTTGAATGTTTCAAATTTGCTATATGTTCGTTGATATACGTCGGCGGGATTTCCGATTAAATCGTTCAAAGGAAACTCACCGAAGAATTTTATGATTTCGGTATTTTGTATTTCGGCAGGGGAAAAGAATATTCCCAACTTATTTGCGTCCACGGTCAATAGCTCACTGGTCTTATATGAAGCGCGAGTCTCGGACGACAGATTGGACAATAACTCCTGTTCTACATAATTTATTTTATTGTTTCTGAATTTATTTGATCCATAGTCCGGCAAATTCATGGTAAACCGCACATCATATCTTGAAAATTGATATGGGAACATCGATTCCGCAGATGGTTCGCAATAATTCTCTCTTTCAGCCACCGACAAAGATTGTGGAAAATTGACGACTTCGAATGTCGGGAAATCGGAACGAAACGCTAAATTGTTTAATTCTATTTTTCCAGAAGAGTCGTACAGGTCAAGAGGACGTTCAAACGATACTCTATACAAATTTTTCTCCACCATTTCTTGGGGAGTTTCCAAATCATAAGAATTTCTGCTCAATGTGTGTTTAGAAAATCTTTCATTCGATAATGGATTTTCCCATATACGTATGTCATCTATATTTCCAAAAAATGCTTCGGGATCCATACTCAGTGAAGCAGTTGATTGGTTATAATTTCCTATATAAAGATACTGACCAGACTCAAAAGAATTGTTGTAGCTTCCGCTTAAGAACACACTCGAAGTTGCCGAATATGTCACTCTGTCATCTTCAGATTTCTGGAGAATTAAATCGTACCTGGTAGGATACTCATTGATAGAGGCGGTTGCTAAAAATTGTTCCACGACGTAATTTCTCCGTATCATTGCGTGATAGGAATTTCCATCAAACATTGGTATTCTGTTTGTGGTGGAAGTTTTTACATTTCCAAAACCATCATCGATGCTAAAGAACAATCTTCCCCAATCGTTTCCTTTTTCTCTTACTGCACCCACCACCCAATAGTCTGAACAATTTACCAATCTGAAAACATTTCCTTGCGCGTGGGTTTTATTTGGGTCGAATCTGAAATTAAATTCAATAGTCTTGGCGCTTCCTGTCCAGTTAAACTTGAAATATTCCCCACTTCCGCTGAAGTATGGTTCATACTTGACATCCTCAATTATATAGAGAGATTTGTCTACCAAATCGCTGGTGCTTTGTATTCCTCCGTATTCCTTGATCTTTATGATATTCTTTGGAATTCCAAAACAAGATATAAGCGCATTCAATGCGGCTTCGGTTCCTTTGGTCTTGTATATGAAAGGAAGAGTATTCAAAATACGCTTCCAGATTATCTGATTTCGTTCTTCTTCGGACAACGATCTGGATTGTGAATATAGAACGGAATCTCGATCAAAGTCTTTGTTTGCAAATGAAGATAGCAACAACGGAAGATTTTCTTTGGATATCTCGGCATCCCAACCAAGTGAACGTAACATATCTCCAACTATTTGCATAGATATTCCAGAATTTGGAGAACTTGAATATTGATTTTTTGCCGTGTATTGCTTTGCCGCCAATGAAACATTGTCGAAGAAGTGACCAACCATTCCCACAAACTTGATATAATCCGCGTTGTTCTCCGCATCTTCTATCATAAACTGCGGTAAATTGTTTATCAATGATCCAAGATTGTTCTTATCATACAGTGACGCGGATGTATAACCATCATAGATCGCCGCATGTTCTTCATACCAAGCTGGATTTTTGTAAAGAAATTTCTCATATCCATCCATACTAGCTTCCAACTGGTCTATCTGTTCGTTGGCGTCGGATTTCTCTTTTAAATAAAACGTATCGTTTGGATTCAACGTCAATCCGGCGTTAATAGTTTGTATTTCAGAATAAAGAGCCTCTATTTGATTTTTCTTACTGGCAAATGCCTTGACTCGTAAGTCCGCCGAAGAGAAATTTACGAAGTTCTCAAAACTTCTATAATCTGTTGTATCTATGAATCCAGAATTTTTTGCTTCTATTTTGTATTCTAGTTCCGTTTGCAAACTTCCAGTTTGACCTAAAAGCTGTTCCATTGAAAGCGTTTCGGTGGAGTTACCTTCGTTTTCTACCTTGATGAGAAAGTTTGGTCCGCGCAGAGGAATAGTGTTTACAGAAAACGCGGAGAAATAATATACATTTTGTATCAGTGGCAAGAATCCAAAATCGCAAGTGATCCAAACATCAGTTCCCAACCCTATGTTTGTAGGTAATGCACCTATCAACTTAAGAGCTAAACTATCATAAAATTTAGGATCAGCTGACGGCAACACTTTTCTATTTGTTATTGATATCTTGGTTCCATCCGAAAAATTCAGATAATACTTGAAGTACCCCGAAAGATCTATGTTATGTTTTTCTTCTATTCTCGAAATTGCGGGATAAAATACAGCATTATAAAATATTGTTTGAAGAAACTCTATTATTCTTGAATATGACTGTGGTTTGGTATTTACTAAGCGATTTAGTTCATGATCGATCACGAACGAGAAAAGGCTATAATAGTAATCTTTTATTTCTTGAAATGTCGTGCCGGTGTTATATCTGGTGTATAGCCAGTTTTTGAACTGGTCATATATTCCAAGAATATCATTTGTAGCGATTTGTCCATTGGTGCGATAATTTCCTTTTTTGACTCCGTAATATACATCAGTCAAAAAACAAATAGCATCTATATCTTTCTTGAAACTATAATTAAACTTGAAATCAGCAGACCCAGTTTTATTCTGAGCGTCCGCTGCTTCATATATTTTGAACAATTCCGGTTTCGATATTCTGTATATCAAATCGTCGATAACTTCTTTTACAAAAACTTTACCATTGGAAAATACTGAGAAATCGAGATTGATCTGATCCTTCGATCCTTTCGTGGCTTTTGGAATTATTGTTATCTCGGAACGATTGCTTGAAATTGTATTGATAATAAGTTTGTTTTGTGAGTCTCTTTCGTTTCCAACAATGTTTCTTCCAAGTTCGGCGTAAATTTTGTAATTGCCGCCCTGTATCCCAAGTTTATCAAATTCTTTTCTTACATCAAAAAACAAAGACTGAGTCACTGTACCAGTTATCACATAATCGCTGGTATATTCCAAGTAGTCATATTCTATATATTGATTGAACGCATCATAGAATGATTTTGTATATGGAGTATATGTTCCATTTGAATATATCATCGACGACGTTATTGGAGTGCCATCAAGATTATATACTTCAAACTTTACATAGTCTTCCTTGGATTTTCCAAACGGAAAGTCCAAAGAAGTAATTCCTTCTGTATAAAATTGCAGATCTTCCTGATTCAAAAATGAACCATATCCCAACGAAGCCGTTGGCAAGTTGATGTACTGCATCTTATCAAGATTCATAATTCATAAAATGTTGGGTCAATTTTTGTTTCCACTTTTGTGGAAATATAGACCATATTTTTCAATTGAATTGTTATTGCCGATTTGAAAAGTTTATCCTTACTGTTTTGTATAAACAAGTTTCCATTGTCATCTATGTTGGGAACAATCGACCCGCTGCTCAATAAAGCCAATATGTCAGATTGATCGTATCCACTTAGATTTGGGTTTGGTTTCATCTCGAAATCTTGAATGCTGTTGGAATTGTGAACGTGTTTATCGATCCGCTTTGTTCGGATCTGATTTCGACCTTGTAGTATCTTTCTGAAGGAAGGCCGCTTGTGTCCAGCATAAAATAATTTCCATATGAATCATAACTTAATCTTGTATAATCGTCGTATGGAAGAATTGTTTCTTCGCTTTCTGCGTCCTTGATCTGATAAAAGCTGGACGATGGTAGGTAATATGGAGATAGATAATCCGATACCTTATTGGTGAATGTCTTGATAGGATAACGTTTTCTTGCAGAAACATCCATTCTTACGATTGAACCAAACTTGTATTCCTGTGCCATATTCTTCATATTGACCACGGCGTCTCTTAGTATGATTGCATCAGATCCGCTGGTATTTATTATGGCATCGTGCCAGCATACATCCAAGTATGGGGAATATATTGTATTGGTTTCTTTGCTGAAGAATTTTAGTGTACCATAATCGACGGAACTTGACTCATCACTATGCATTATGATAAATCCTTCATTCACGATTTCTCCATTGATCCAAGCATTTACTATCGGAGTAACGTTCATTCTTACATCGGACGTTTGATAATTGAAATATTGATAGCAGGCGTATGTTGGGAATGAACCACTCAATGACGCGGACGATGGAACTTCGTAATCACAATATTCGCAATTTGGAAATTCGTTGTATTTGCTTATGTTTGCATACTCGGCATAACCAGATCCGGAGGCTTTTGATCCGCTGTTTATCCACCATACACCACCTCCGGTGCAATCTAATAGTGAACCTGTATCCCACCATTTTTGAAGCTGATCTGCGGTATTGAATTTCCAGTTTGCTCCATCGGATATAGAATATCCATCATACTTGTATCCAGTGCCCATCGCCCAAGATTGTGATACTGGATACGCCGCAAGAGAATAACGAACGGGAACTTCCTGAGACTCACATACTTTCAGGTTAAGATAAAATTGTGGATCTGAAATTTGTCCGCTGGAAATTGACTGCGATATAGTTGTTAGATCAAAGTGCAATAGTGCGCGAGATAAAACTGCACCCATAGTGGTAGGTCCACTTACATCCATTATGGCACTGGACACTGGTCTTGGATCGACGGATCCAGAATCAAAAGAAGAAGAAAATGGACCATCCAATAGTTCCAAACTGGAACTTGTATAGTATACAACTACAGGAATTGTGGTAGTACTTGAACAACTATATCCAGAAACACGCTTCTCTACTTCAATCAGTTCATCCAACCCCATATTCTTGTACATATACGGCGGATAATTTGTTATGAAAGTATCTTTAGTTGGATATAAAAAGTAGTGCATTTGCTATATTCTTTACATTATAAATATAGTTCCCAACCAATAAATGGAGGCTATATTTATGCTACTCTACCTACTATGTCTTTAGTCGGAAATCTTACTTCAAATACACTTGGGTCTATGGATGGATATACAACGTTATCTATTGTAGCTTTGTCAATATCATACTCGTATTGGGAGTAATCGCCGTCTTTCAGAGTTAGGTTCTTGATTTTCAATGAAGTCACGGACTGCACTCCATCAACTTTGGCAATTTCCAGCTGAAGTCTGCTTAGATTGATTGGTTGGCAGAACTGAGCATTATTGATGTCAAAATACTGTTGGACCAACTTTAGGCAATTTGCCAATACTTCGCGCTTATTATAGTTTTTATAAGTTATGATGCTAAACTCTACGCCGATATTGATGATATATCCATCCATCAAATTGACGCTATCAGTCAGAATTCTATACTGATTTAGGTAATTTTTTAGATTCTGGCGAATTGCCTCGTTTGAAATAATAAGGCGTTGATTATTGTCGTAACACAGAAGGTATAGATTGATGGCAAATGGATTGTTTTTGTCCGGATTCACGCGGTTGATGGTACCAGGAGAAAGGCTACCAGTTTGAATAGAATATGGGCTTGCTTGTATGTTTGCCAAATCCAATTGTGTATCTGTTACCGCGTATGCCTTTGCAATAGAACCATATTTTGATGGCATAGCATATGCGCGCACGGTATAATCCTTTTGGGTGACTGCGCGATTTTGTGCGGCGAAGTTTGCAAGAGCATTATTTCTTATCTCATCGTTTGTTTCTGCCCCTTTTCCTCCACTTGCCGGTATAGGATTGTTTACCCTCACGGATCTGCGGACAAGATTTGTAAGATTTAATTCCAAATCGCTCAATTCGGTCAAATCTCCAAAAAATTCAACGCTGCTTACGTTTTTTATGCTATTAGCGTTGACGTTGCTTGTTATTCCTCCGCCGACGACATAACGAATAGTCAATGTTGTGTTTGCTGGCGCTTGTCCAAATGCCTTTGACGAAAGAAAGTTCGATGGGTCGTATGAAATATTTTCCGCTCTGAATGTCGTTGGCTTGTTTACCGTGAACGCATTGGGCACTACCAACTCATCATCCTTGATGCCAACGCCAGATCCAAATTCCAAGAATGCGGTATTATCGGCGTCAACTCCGGTCACAAATCTTTTTGATGTGCGAAGATATCTAAGCAAGAACGGAGTGGTATCTCTGTATGCCGACATAGTTACATCGTTTTTGTATATGTTTTCGTAATCCACTGGCACAAGATCTTGGGCAAGATACTCTGTTTCGTGCCAGCGATTGCCATCCGAATCATATACATCCAATACTTCTATTACATTTGTGTCGTCCAAGTATACCTTGAAAAATGGTATAGGATCTGTGATAGAAACCGTCTTGGATACGATTTTTCCAGAAAACGCATCCACGCTTTTCTTCAACACAAAAAATTCCGGCTGTCCTGCCGTATTACGTTGAAAAACCGAAACTTCCAGTGGATCGTTTTTTGTATCCACCGTGAAATCCACCGGAGAATTCGTAATAAAAGATATGTTAGAATCACTCGTGGTTACCATACCAGGCTTCAAAATCTGAGAATAGCTCAAGTCGGGAATCATTTCACCGTTTGTATCAGTTTTTGATGGAACTAGCTGGTATACATCCAATTTTGTGACCGATGGCGTTGTGGTCTTTGCTTTATATCCCATCGACTTTGCTGCATCTATGATATTCTTACGCTCTTCGGAGTTTACCAGCATAGATTCCTTGAACTGATAATCTATGTAATACGAAAGAACATCGCCAACATACGCCGCCATTTCTATGAACATCATACCAGGTGAAGCATCGCTGAAATCCTTATATGTGTTTGGGTAATACGTCTTGGCAAAATCCATCAACGATTGTTTAAGTTGGGAAAAATCCTTGTTAAGATACTTAATATCTTTTTTGTCGGGTTGAAATGATTTTGGAGTATCAAGTATCATATATTACCAGTGTTTATCGCTGTTTCCAGTGTTTGGGTTTGTGTTATTCCAGCACTAGGAACTGTAAATAGTATTTTAACGCCAACCTTATACTTGTTTCTGTATTCCGTATCGTCCGTATTCACTTGAATTTGGCTGATATTGACATAACTCATCCAGCGATTTATGTCTTTTCGTATAGTATTCTCAATCAATGGAGTTATATCGTCTGTGTAATTTTCAAACAATATACTCCACAATCCTGAACCAAATTCTGGGTTCATTCTACGTTCACCTTTTCTGGTTCTCAGTAGAACATTCATATTTGACTTCACCTGATCCACCACAGTGTAGCTTTGGTTGAAAAATCCTTGTGGCCCATGTGCTATGGGAAGAACTATACCATATGTTTGTGTAGGTGTTGCCATCTATTTTTATGCAGGGCGTTTTGCTTTTGCCTTGGCGTCCACTGCCTTCAAAAGTTTGCTATAATCTTTTGTAAGAGCATTTGCTACTGCCGCAACTTCTTTATTTTCGTTTAAAACTTCTTTCGGAAGATTTTGTATTGTATCTATAGCAGATGGAGTTGGTTCCTCTAATGGAACTCCCCCCACGGTTTCATTCAATACTTGGTTTAGCAGTGGATTCTTTGTGAACATCTTTGGAGCAGGTGCTGGCTGCTTCTTGACCGGTTCATCCAATCCGACATTGAAATTAGGCTTTCTGACTTGAGCTTGTTCTGGCTGCTTTCTAGATTCCAGAATCGCTGCCGAATTCTCTGTCATTTTTTCTGCTAGAACTTCCATCAATATTTGTGGAAGAGCGTTATGAACTTCTTCTTTTACAAGAGTTCTTATAATATCTACTAGTTCGTTCTTTTTCATATATATATGATGCTTTATATAAATATATAGTATTTTTGATAATTAGCTGTTTGGAGGAAAGGTAAATGCCTTCAGATTCGATCCCACATTACTAACAGATTGGTTTACATTGCTGCTTGCGCTCTGTAGTATGCCCTGACCTTGATCGGATGATACTTTGATATCCGGAAATCCGGACAAATCCGGTTTTGGTGCCGGTATTTCTATTGTGTTACCGTCCGGATCAGTTGTTGTTTGGGGAGGATTTGCTCGGTTGAACTGATCCACAAAAGAATCTTTTGCACTATCCACTACTCCACTCAATTGACCTTCCACACCCCCGACTTGGGATTTCAGATTATTGGCCCCCGTAGAATCCAATGCTCCTTTCAATTGATCTCCGACCTGACTTTTTAGGTCATCGACCACGCCACTAAGTAGATGTTTTACCAATTCGCTTGGGTTTGCAGACATCGCTGCCTTCAGCACGGAAATAGCCGCTGCCGCCATTCCCATATTTATTTTCAATCCTGGTGCAAATGGCGGAACGATTGTTTTGTATTTTGCAATCTGTTCTCCTATGAATTTTGGTCCTGCCCCAAGATTTATTCCCGCCATATCTATACCAGGAAATTCTGGAAGTTTTGGGAATTGCAATCCTTGCAAATTGACATTCATTTGTGGAAGTGCTGCATTGAACGAGGGCAATGACGATGGAACCCCCAACGTATTTAGTGCTTGCCCCACCGGAGGCAATGAAGTTGGCATACCTATACCGGATGCAACCTGCCCAATGCTCGTAGGTGTTCCCAACTGCTGTCCAATTCCACTCAAATTCAAATTTGCTGCACTTGATACTGTTCCAGTGATATTGACCGTCGGAGAACTTATAGATTGTAGTGACAAATTTGGAGCAGAAACGGGATTTAAGAAACTTGGTCCAGATGTTCCTACACTTACGGATGGCGAGGATATGGATGGTGCTTGCGGAGCTTGTATTAATGGTATATCAGGCATATATCATCCTCCCAAAAATACTCTACTGCTCATCAGTGAACTAAGCTGTGATCTCAAAGCGGTCAAACTCATCTGAGACGCATATAGAGATTGCATCTGTTCTCCCCACGCAATGATAGAGGGCGGCATTGTCGGCGTAGTTGGACCAAGCTTTGTGAAGTGGAAGTGTGCAATAAGTGCTGTCAGCATCTGTATTTGCGTGTTTACATTCAATAACATCCAATCGCACAATGCATACAACCACAATACCGTGGTTCTTCCAAGCAATGCCGGTTGATCATTCGCGCCTTCAGTGTTAAAATTCAGATATATCTTTGAAGCATTAAGGGTCATTATGCCCTTGTTTGATGTGATTGTTGTATTTCCATAAGAATTCAGGCTTAACACCTGATCCGTGGCGATTGTAAGCATTTTCTTGGAAAAGAACATCATTTCGTTTGCTCTGGATGAAAAGACAATTCTATCACTATTGATTACAACCTGATCTCCATCAAATTTTGGCATAGGAATGCCTTTGGTGACATTCACCAAACCGGTAGTGGTAGTTGGAACAAACGATGATATAGTTTTTCCTGATGTAATATGAATAGATGAGCCATCCTTGTTTATGTCTTCAAGCGTGTATCCTTTTCCAGTTTTTCCCTGAGATAATTTTACAGGAGCTTGGCGATTTCTTATCAAGATCATCGGATTTCCACCGTGGTCGGAATATTCTCCCAAGCCACTGTCATTTCCACGATTGTTATCGTATGCACCAAACCTTATGGAAGATCCAAATCTCGATTGCAGGATGGTATCTCCTTCATATGCCTTTAGTGAGCGAATCTTTGGATTAAACTTGAAATAGCTTCCAAGCACTCCGGTATAATCTTCTCCTCCCCCAAAGTTCATCTGAGATTTTGGTCCAGTATATGGTTGACCGGTATATTCATTTATGTTTTCATCGACGAATCCAGAGTTTCTTTCTGCGGAAAAATCCGCGTTGGCGTTTATGGTGGAGTTTACATTAAGCTTTCTGGTATAAAAATACTTATCCATGTATTGACCAACCACTACTATTTCATTCATCAATGGATATTCAACCACTCCGGTATTTTCCAATGGATAAGCCCAATATAACACTTCCTTCTCTGTATTTTTCTGGCTGTTCAGAAATCTGAATTTTATTCTGCCTATCCAAGAAAAATTCTTGTCGTTTCCATCCGGTTTGCTGCCGTCTATGTTTGGGGGCCAAGTTTCACCATCCAATGTTGCATCTCTCATTATTGGATGATTTTCATCCATCACCACATCCAACACAACAGCTTCTTCCAATTCATAGAAAAACACGGAGTCCGGTTTTCTTTCAATCACAAAACGTTTTGACGCAAGCATATCATCTTGCTTTGTGCTTTGCTCTCCGCGTTTCTCTACGATTTCGTAAGCCATAAATCACTTCTGTTTCTTGTCAGGAGCTTCCAATTTTGCCACTTGTTTGGCGGTTTCTTCAACGGTGGCCATGAGTTGCTTGCGTTCTTCTTCTGTAAGAAGCATGGATCCACCCTCTCCATCAGCACCCCCCTTACCGCTTATCATTCTTTGAATAATAGCGGCAAGTTTCACCAACTGTTCATCGTTACGGATACCGACATCGAAATACTCCTTCAACAGCGGAACAATCATAGTGGCATCGTTGACCGTTTTGATCATATCACGGAGATCTGTGATCAAAATATCAATCTGCTGCTTCTTCTCTTCACTGTTTTTCACTATGTCTTTGCATAGATCAGAGAAATTCTTGCCCTTGAATATTTCGATGTCGTTATCCATGACTATAAATAGTCTTTATAATATATATTTAGACTCTTGCCCCGCTGATTGTGCCACGGTTAAGATATTCTTCTGCGATGTTTTTCTGGGTAGACTTCATCTTGTTGATTACCTTGGTTATCTTCTGGGTCTGACAGTCTGCGATTTCTCGTATATACAGATACAATGCTTTCTTATTATAAACATCAATTCTGTCGGCATTTCTGAAGATTTCGATTACGGCGTGGGCAATCTTAAGGTCTTTTTCCTTGGTAAACATCTTATGAACATTTCTATCCCAGTATTCTACCATAAGTTCTATGAATTCACGAGTTTCGCTTTCCTGTTTCTCGTGTTCCGGTTCAATCACAAACTCGCCGGATTCGCCTGTTTGTTCGCATATTTCAACGTGCTTCTTGAAACGCTTGTATGTGGTGTTGTTGTCTAAAATAAACCAATTCTTGGCAACAATGCTGAAGTAGCTGAATGCCTTACCTTTGCCTGGCTCATACTTGTCTATATTAGCCACCATATGTGATATAGCTTGCTTTTGAATTTCAAGGGGACTTACGTCAGCATAACTGAATTTGAACGTGTTATAAACGTTTTCTGCTATCTTGAAAAAGGCTTGCTGAATATGCGCATTATAGATTTTGTCCTTTTCTCGCGGATCTTCGGACTTGTTGTATGCGATGATGGCAGCTTCTGTTTCTGGAGTAAAATAAACATTTGAACCTCTTGATGGAGATCCTTCAGTTTTCTTGTTTTTTGCTCCCTTTGGTCTGCCTCTTGGTCTTTTTATTACGTCGTGAACTACTTCGGCTTGGTGTTGTAGCACCACTTTTTTTATCTTTTTATTGACCTTGTTCTTTTTCTTGGTCTTGATTATCTTTTTGATTTTCTTGACTTTTTTGACTTTGGCTTGTTTTTTGATCTTTTTAAGAATTTTCTTCTTTTTCTTCATATTTTATTTGATTTTCTCGTCAAACTCTTTGGTGATTCTTACGATTTCGGTGAATATAAATCCAACATCATCGTCCTTCTCGAACAGATTTCTGTCATCCACTGCCTTTATTCTTGTATACACCTGATCTATTTCATTGCGAAACATATCAAGCCAATCCTCATATACTTCAATCTTTTTGACGAGATTGTAGCACGCATATCCCAGCGCGCAAGTCGCCAAGAAAAATATAACCATTAACGTCCATAGTATCCACATAAATTTTATTCTTCGTCTTCTTCGTCGTCTTCCTCGACTTCATAACCAAGCTCCTCCTTGATTATGTATAATGCTTCTTCGACGGATGGCCAACTGCGGCTATCAAGAGCATATTCCAATAGTTCTTTGACTTCTTCGATGTTATCTGGATCAATTTTCATACGATTTTCCATCCTTGTTCTACGAGTTCAAGGGCTTTCTTGTATTTTATATATTGGGTCTCTCCGTTTTTTTCCACAATTACCTTATCATTTCTGCCGTGTTTGACCTTTTTTTCGACTTGCTTGATAAATTTGGTTCCTTCGTCGATCATAAGTTTCCCATTCAAGTGGTCTATTTCGTGCTGCACACAGATGGATTCCAGTATTCCTACATCGTCATACACGCTTTCTTTTGTAGGAGGATTTGTGTCCGGACCAAATGGAATTGGATTGGCGTGATTAAGAGTGGATACTGTGACTCTCATTCTACGCAATGTATTGCAGCTTTTACCGGGCAAGCTCAAGCAGCCCTCCAGATAAACAATCTTGTCTTCACTTGTCTCGGTTATGACGGGATTCATCAAAATAACAGGTGCTTGGCCTTTTCTGGCTCTGATCACAGAAACGCTTTTGGATATTCCAATTTGGTTGGCGGATAGTCCAACTCCGCCAAACGGCAAAGAATCCAATGTTTCTATCAGCTTGTTTGCTATTTCTTGACCTTCTTCTATTGATGCAACCGGACTTGTCGGCTTGCGTAGATAATCCTTATCTTTGACTATTTTGTAACTCATGTATGTGAATGATTTATAGATACAATTCACATATATATCTATTTGTTTTACTTTGTCAAATTATAATAAAACAAATTATGGCTGAGGACGGTTGAAATGTTCCTGTTCTCTAAGAATGGGGGATGGTGCTGGTGGTGGTTCTGGTATTGGTTCCATACGTTCTCTCAGTTCCGCATCATAGTCATCCTGTATTTCGGGCTCTGAACTTGGTTGTGGAGTTTCTGATGGTATAGGAGTTGGTTCCGGAGTCGGGGTTGGTGTAAAAGTAGGTGTGGAAGTTGGAGTAGGAGTTGGTTCCGGAGTGGACGTTGGTGTGGGACTTGGAGTCAATGTTGGTGTTGGTGTCGGGGTAGGAGACGGAGCAGGTTCATCTTTCTTCTTTTTCTCCGCCAAAACATTATACGCGAGAATCAGACACACTGCGAGCGGATCAAATACCGCCATAATAGACCATATGAAATAGTTCACCGCTTTGTCCAAGGGAATACCAAGACTGTTTGCTATGAACTTGAATGTGCCTACATCGGTATGCACGATCTTCTCTTTCAGTCCAGTATTTTCATTTCTTAAGTTCTGTATATTGGTCTGGTATTCTGTTATCTTCTTTTTTCCAGCCTCTTCCATATCTCCCTTTTTGCCGTTCAGAGAAGTAACTTTGTTGTCAGATTCTTTGTTGTATGCGTCTATGGATGCTGTGATTTCCTGCACTTCGCTTTCCAGCTTCTTTACATTTGCTTCTATGTCTCCTCGCTGGCTTTTGCTTCTGTTTTCGATGGCGGAAACACGATCATTATATTCCTTTACCTGTGTCGCGTATTGTCCACGCAGCTTTTCTATTCTGTCCTGAACAGCCTTGATCTGAGCATCGATGTCGCCGCGTTCTTTTGCCTGACCTTCCTTGACCGCTCTTGCTTTATCTAATCCATTTTTCTTAAACAGTCCGCCGGAACCTTCTTCCATCCATTTCTGAACTTCCTTGTCTAATATTTCCAAACGAGAGTTGTATAGCTTGATCTGTTCAAGCTCGCGTGCTATGTCGGTGTCAGTAGATGTTTTTGACAATTCGAGTGCTTGCTTTGCCGCCGCAATATCCGTCGAAGCATCTTGATTTGTATTAGCAGATTTGCGGACGTTTTCTATTTGCCTGTTCTTCTGTTCTATCAGTTGAAGCTTTTGTTCTATGAACTTTTTTCTGTTTACATCCACCGCCGCTATTTCTTCTACGTTATAGTCCGATTTCTTTATCGTTTCTATTTCTTTCTCATACTCTTTTATCTTAACATTGTTGGCTTCTATATTCTGCTCATACCCTTGAACTGTTATGGATGTTGCATTGTATCCTGCACTTAAATACCCGTATATTCCAATGGATGTAATACCCATAAGGAACAGTGTGGCAATCAACATATATGACTTCATCCACCATCCTATATCTTTCCACTTCTGCTTCAAAAATGTCGCGGTTATCAGTTTGCCTACTTCCAGTGCAGTTCCCATCACAACGATACTTATGCCTCCACCAACAAACAAAAGCTTAAGTCCTATAATGCTGAAATACGCACCGCATATCGATATTGCGATACCGCTTAACAGCACTAAAATTGCCAATATATTCATATTAAAATAAATATCGTATATACCAAAAAACAAAACCCCGAAACTTTGTCTTCGGATATCTTTTGTTCGTGCCGACTAAACATCACGCGGTCGCAACGTCCAACAATTTTGCTTTTGATTTTATCAAATTAAACAGTTGTTGCGGATCTATTTCATCCGCAACTTTTAACTTTTCCAAATCAACTTCTTCGGCTACTTTTTGTGCGGAAACAAGCTCATCTACGCTAATTATACCGGCTCTCGCCAACAAATGTGCAACAAACTCCGAACAAAAAAACTGGTCTTGACCCGTCTCTTCGGCGTTTATTTTTGATTTTTTGAATCTATTGACCAAATTCCACATTTTCGGAAATTTTTCCTTAATCTGTCTGATTATTCCCTTGCTATCATATCCCTCTTCACCGGCCTTTAGCATCGACTTCAATTGTTCATATGCTTTGATTATTTTTGACTCGTCGCCGCCGAGGTTGAAAATTATATAATTTTGCGGGTTGTCTTTTATTTCACTTCCGTCTCTGAAACCAACTCCCGATGTTACCGCATCCAGTATTCTACCATCGCTCATAACAAATCCGGCGTGATTCACTCCTTGCAAATCGCCGTGGATAATTTTATTCACGATTTGTATACCGGATCCAAAACTGGTCTGTTTATCCGGATTTAATTTTTCCTGACCCTTTTTAATTGCCCTCGCAACAATCGGAATATTTCCTCCCAATTTTGCAGCCAAATCCAAAAATATTACAGGCAGATTGAATTTTGTTATATCAAAAAATACTTTTATACCAGGAACTTCGGTCTTCCATTGCCCAGACTTGGCATCTTTAACGACGGGATCAATTTCTTGAAGATTTATTTCTTCGATAGCTTCTCGGATCAATGCTCTGAGTTCGGACTTCTTCATATTATAATAAATGAGGTATACTCATAAATATATATAAAAAACAAAAAACCCAGATTTTGCTCTGGGTTTTATATCAAGCTGTTACGTCAAAGAATTCCGTCTTTTCTTTGACAACCTTGTTGTCTTCGTGCCATTTGATTCTAGTTTGGCACTTCTCATAATACTCTGGACTAATTTCCGAGCTATAGCAATTGCGGTTCAAGTGCTGACACGCGATGTATGTTGTAGCAGAGCCGCCAAATGGATCAACCACAACGTCGCCTTCGTTAGTATGCTTATTGATAAGCTCTTGGAACAGTTCGAGTGACTTCTGAGTGGGATGAATGCGATCAATTTCGCGCTTACCTTGATAAATAGGATATTCATAGATACCATTGTCATACTCAGAATTGAATGTAGCCTTTCCTCCCTTTACACAAGATATGGCAATCTCACGAGCATTGCTAAGATATGTTGCCTTGGAATTGATCGGCACAGGATTGGTCTTTACCCATTCGATGAAACGCAACTTGCCAAACTTGTGCTTTTCAAGCAGCTTGCTTAGTGTTTCAATCTTCCAAAGATCAAAGAAGATGATGCAAGATCCGCCATTCTTCAAGATGCGGCTGAACTCCTTGATAAACTCTTCAAGATTATCCAAAGTAAAGTTATTGTCCCAATCACCATAGTTTGTCTGGATGGCATACTTGGTTCCATACTTCGCCTTTGATTTCTCATCATCGCTGGCATTGAACAAAGCATCCATACCAGTCTTTTTGGAGATGATGTATGGAGGATCAGTAAGCACAAGATCAACGGTCTTGCTCTTGATCTTTTTAAGCATTTCCAACCCGTCCATATGATGATATCCGTAATTCATATGGATACAACTATATGGTTATAGTATAAAATGTCAAGCAGTTTTATTAATCTTTTTCTTGGTAGATATGAATCCTATTGGTCTATTCGAAGGATCGTTTGATAGTCCGTTCCAAGAAAATCTAAAACTCATATTTTGAAAATTTTCAGTTTTAATTTCTAAATTATTATTTTTTTGATCCATATCGATGGTAACTTGATATGCAAAGGATCCATAATTTAATATACCGTTTAACAATTCCACTGCTTTGGCGTTTTTATTTAAAACTTTTACTATATATGATCCCATCGGATAGTAGATATATCCATTTAATTTTGAGTTTTTCTGGTCATACATCAAGCCCAGTGTTTTGTCTGACGTTTTTGACCCACCCAAAATTTGATATACAGAATTTAGCCCGGAAATAAAAGCATTCTTGTCAAGGTTGGCGACAACGAAGTTAAACCATTCGTTTAAATCATCCTGAGACAAAGATTTTAAAGTTGGTCCATTATTTGGAACTGACATATTATTTAATAACCGTATAATCTCCGCTTTCTTATCTTGTAAACGAGTATTATAAAATTCTTCTATGTTTGATACAGTTGTTCTTATTTTGGATACATTCATCAAAGATTTAATAATTCTATATTCATCTATATTACGTTGTATTAATAGATTATTTGGCTCTCCGCTCACGTTGATGAATTTATCCAAAATAAAGTTTAAATTCGCCATACCGGTGGAACTTCCTTCTTTGGATTTTACGCTAAAAAATGTTTCTGGAACAGTATCTATTTTATAATCCCAGAAAGGGGAATTTGATTCTGGAGAAAATGATATTTTCTTTGCCTTTTTATTAGTGGATAAACTATGCAATCCCGCTAAAACTTCTCCAAAATTTTTACTTAATATCGAGATGTCTTTAGAATTAATTTTAAAATCTCCTTGAATTGAATAATTTTTACTATATTCTTGAAGAGGCTCTTCTAGAGGAACGTCAATCGTAATTCCTGATACCGCTTCTATACATTTGTGCAGATACTTTTTTATTTCGTTATATTCTGGCTCTGGATATACCGTCTTAATATTGTTGAACACAAAATATGCTAATTTTTCTTTACTATCAAAGCTTTGTCCTACCAGATCTAAACTGCTCGGTGCAAATTCTTTGGAATTTGTCCCGCCCGGAATCACTGCTCCTATTATCTCCGAAGAATCTTTTGGAGTTTCCGCGTCTGTCGGTTTTCTTATAGCATTTAAATTTAAAAGACCCTCCAATCCAGAATCTAACATTTTTACTTTGGCATATTTTCCACTTTTTATTGTTCCTTTCCTTTCCGTTCCAGAAGATTTTATTTCTATAAAATCGGGGTCAAGTATGTTCAATTCTTGCCGCATTGTCACAGAATCGATTGGATTATAATCTGTTCCAAATAATTGCGAATCTTTTTCTACTTTATATATTTTTTGGGGGTCATACACTCTCTTAACATACCAGTCCCAAGTAACGCCCTTAGAGCAATTTCCCATCAAATTAACCTCGTTTTGGATACTTTCCAATATACTTTTCAGCTTTATCATATTACTATAAATATATATAAACTATAAAAAACAACCCCACATTTCTGTGGGGTTGTTAGGGGTGACTGAACTCATATCACCCTCCACCAGTCAGCATAATGGCTGACACATATAACCTTTTAGTTTACTACCTCTGCATCTACCGTTTCGCCGTCCTTAGCTGGCTTTGGTCCCTTGTCTTTATATACAAGTTCGCCAAGCTTGCTAAGTTCGGAAATAGCATCTTTCATCTTTGACACATCATCGCTTTCAAGGGATTTCTTAGCATTTGATATACCTTCGTTGACCTTGGTCACGATGCTGTCTTCATACTTGTTGTCTTTTAGCTGCTTCTCCCAGCCATAGATCATATTATCAAGACTGTTCTTGGTTTCAAACTTTTCCTTTGTAACCTTGTCTTTGTCGGCATTGGCTTCAGCATCGGCTTTCATCTTTTCAATTTCATCCTTGGATAGACCAGAGGAATTCTGAATTGTGATGTTCTGCACCTTGCCTGTGCCAAGATCTTTGGCGGACACGTGCAGAATGCCGTTGGCATCAATATCAAATGTGACTTCGATCTGAGGAGTGCCACGAGGGGCAGGCGGAATGCCGTCCAGCTTGAAGTTGCCAAGACGCTTGTTGTCGTTGGACATAGGACGCTCTCCCTGCAACACAACAATGTCAACGGACGGCTGATTATCGCTGTATGTCGAGAATACTTGTGATTTCTTGGCGGGGATGGTCGTGTTTCTTGGGATCATTGGTGTCGCCACGTTACCAGCAGTTTCAATTGCAAGTGTGAGTGGAGTAACGTCGAGCAATAATACATTATTGACTTCACCCTTCAACACGCCACCTTGCACGGCGGCTCCAACTGCCACAACTTCGTCTGGATTTACACCTTGATTTGGAACCTTGCCACCAAACTTCTTGGCATAATCAACAACCTTTGGCATTCTGGTCATACCACCAACAAGAACAAGCTCGTTCAGTTCTGAATTGGACATACCGGCGTCTTTAAGACAGTTCTTGTATGGAGCATCCATACGTTCAAATAACTTTTCACAGATCTGCTCCATCTTTGAACGAGAAATGTTCAAGTTCATATGTTTTGGACCAGATGCGTCGGCTGTTATGAACGGAAGGTTGACATCGTATGATGTAGCTGATGACAATGCTATCTTTGTCTTTTCTGCTTCTTCACGCAAACGCTGAATAGCCATATTGTCCTTGGACAAATCAACGCCGCTGTCCTTCTTGAACTCGGCAATCATATAATCCATGATAGCCTTGTCCCAATCATCGCCACCAAGGTGTGTATCACCGTTGGTTGCCTTCACCTCAAATACACCGTCCCCGATTTCGAGGACGGTAACGTCAAACGTACCACCGCCAAGGTCGAATACGGCAATCTTTTCGTCCTTCTTTTTGTCCAGACCATAGGCTAAGGATGCTGCGGTGGGTTCGTTGATGATACGCAGAACTTCCAAACCAGCAATAGTGCCAGCATCCTTGGTAGCTTGACGTTGAGAATCATTGAAATATGCGGGAACGGTGATGACAGCCTTCTTTACAGGCTGACCAAGATATGCTTCGGCATCCGCCTTGATCTTACCAAGCACAAACGCGCCAATCTGCTGTGGAGAGTATTTCTTTGCTTCGCCATTCTCTGTAACTTCAATCCAAGCATCTCCATTCGGACCTTCCACAACCTTGTATGGAAGGTTTTTGATTTCTTCCTGAACTTCGCTGAACTTTCTGCCAATAAGTCTCTTGGCAGAGAAAATAGTATTTTTAGGATTAGTAACAGCCTGTCTTTTAGCAGCCTGACCAACCAATCTTTCTCCAGTCTTTGTGAAAGCAACAACCGATGGAGTCGTGCGAGCACCTTCGGAGTTGGTGATTACTGTGGCTTCACCTGCTTGCCAGACCGCCACGCACGAATTCGTCGTGCCAAGGTCAATACCAATAACAATGTCATTTGATTTACTCATAAATTTGGTTGTTGAGCCATATACATTGGCATATGGCCCAACATTTGTCAACTTTTATTTTTTATAGGAGTTTTATTTTTTGTGCCTTCTTTTCTTCAACGGTGACACGCGGAAGTGTGACCTTCAGTGTGCCGTTTGTAAAGTCGGCTTTGATTTTATTCTTATCAATTCCTTCACCGACAGTGAAAGAACGTGTGAAGCTGGAACGCTTGATTTCCTTGTAGATATAGCGACCTCTGCTGCCATTCACAGACTCGGGAGCCTGCTTTTTGCCGCCACGAATAACAAGTGTATCTCCTTCCAGTTCAACTGAAACATCATTCTTGTCAAGACCGGCAAGATCGGCTTCAAGTTCATATTTGTCGTCATATTCAACAACATCAACTTTTGGATAGCTGACCTTGTTATAAGACCCGGCGAACGGTGTTACGCCGAAGTTATTGAAAACATCGTCAAATAGACGATCAAATGGGGTGAGAAACTCATCCCGTGTGTATTTTGTTAGTGTACTCATATTTTATATCCTTTTGTTTATATCGGCTCCATTATGGACACCGACATATACACTATATCACGTTTCGTGCCAGAGGTTTTGACACACCTCTTCCCTCTAAAGACACAAAAAAGGGCACCATTTTGGTGCCCCATTTTGTCACACGCCTGAGACGCCTTGTCTCAGCCTTCTCGCTTCGCAACATCGTGTTCAGCATTGCAAGACAGATAGTCCGCAACGTGAATAAGACGAGCAAGATTATTTCTCAGACCCTTTTCAGGATCGTAAGTCTTTAGATAAGAAGCAGATGCTTCGTCATACATTCCATCCGACAGCTTGATGGCAAGAGTTTCTTTCCAAGTTAGAGCAATACCAAAACGCTGTAGATTATACAATGCTCTGTCTGTAACTTTCCAAAATTGGTTCTTGGTGTTATGCTTAAACAACAACCCTTGCTTGTTCATAGACCATTCATCTGTATTTGGAAGATAATATGGTCCGGTTTCGTCACCAAGCTTGCCAAGATCGTGGTGAATAGCAGCCATAATGCGCTCTTCATCGGTATAATCAATCTCTCCACCAATGGTCTCGTATAGCTTCTGTACACCTCTACTGGTCTTTTCTACATCCAATACGTGCTGTAGATATCCACCAGTATGAGCGTTATGATAATGCTTCTTTCCAGAAGCAGGAGCAGTGGCAAGCTGCAATCCAAGATTATCCTCGGAATACATCACCAACAATCTTTCCAATCTTTCGCCGCTGAACTTTTCTTTCAAGAAATCGATGAAATAATCATAGTTTTCTTGGATCTGACTTTCGTTTAAATCTGAACCGTGTCTAAATGTTTTATCACTCATAATGACGACACTTTATCAAAGATATATGTGCCAGTCAAATTATAAGAATCAACATTCTTTTCTTATTTCTTTAGCGTAATGATGTACTCGGTTGTGATTGACAAGCGATGCCATAAGCACGGCGCTGCGCAATCTTCCTTTTTTCATCGTCTGGTATGCCTGACTCATTATGGTCTGCTCGAAAGGTGCGGCGAAAATGGTTTCAAGGAATATCTTGTAGTTTCCTGCCTTGGTCATAACGCTTGGCCAATTGCTGTAATATACATCTCCGACCAAATAACTGAGACCATCAATGCAACCGGATTCTTTCCAACGCATACGATGCTTACCATCTGGGAAATATTTGTTCTTCACAGTTTGCGGAACATTGTGCCAAGCCCATTGCTTATGATGATCACCAAAGAACTCGCTGAATGAGATCTTGATGAAATCCAGTTTTTCCTCCTCGACTATCTTGATGCATTTTTCCAGCCAGTTATCACAATGCATATTAAGTCCATTCTTGCACAATATGTTCTTATCCTGCATAAGCATATCGTCTTCAAACCACACGATATATTTGGCTCCACTGTCGTGGAAATGCTTTGCTGCCCATTGACGAGCACCACATACTCCCATATTACCCTTGCGTATGACTTCAAATCCATACTTCTTGGCAATCTCATCAAATTTAATCATCGCGTTCTCGTCTATGCTGTTGTCGATGAGATATTTGTTTGTTCCGTTAAGCAGTTCCGGATTATATTTCTCCATACTGTCAATAAGCAGCATAAGCTGGTCCGGAATGTTGAAACAAGTGATATACAAATTTACTCCCTTGCCGGATTTGTTCAATGCAACCTCTTCCTCGCTTTGAAAATATTCGACATCGTCTGGTATATTCGTCTTTGATATGCTTATTTCCTGCTTTGGCAAAGGCATTTGCTTTACTCTTTCGAAAAATGTGGATACCAATCCATCGCTGTTGATCATCTCGACATTTGTAAGCTCCGGATGCAAATACGTAATCAGTGTGAATACACTTTCTTCAGTTCCCATATATCCTTCACTCAGCGTATTATTCAGCAGGTTGTAATATATTCCATTGATCTGTGAAAGCACTTTCTTGTTTCCTCCGAAGAATCCACCACGAGCCACGCGGTTCACCTTTGCGTTGGCATATCTGTTCATCGCATCAATCTGAAATCCGTGGACTTCCGTGTTGCTTTCGTATGGAAAACACACAAACAAAAACTTGTTCAACAATGGCTCCAATTTTTGAATCACATTATCGTGACTGAAATAACCGGCGTGAACGGTCTGCGTCAGTCCGGCATCTATCCAACAATAGTTTTCGGAATCAAACGGGTTGAATATGGCAGCATCATTCAACAAGAACATTTTGCTCATAACCAGAGGATTGTATAATTCCAGCTTTGCCTGAGTTGACTCTGCCAACCAACCCACCTGATTATACCAATCCGGATCTTTTCGTATTTTGTCCACTTTGTCGAACAAAGAGAACCAAGTTTTGAATTCGTCTGCGCTTTTTATTCTTATGTCAGTGCCTACCGACCCTTGTCGCATATTCAACACCATATCCTCGTGCTTCTTATCCACATAAACAACCATTGGAATATTTTTGCACGCTCTTAGCAGACGATCAAAATGCTGAAGATATTGTTCAAATGGACGCTTGAATCCGGTATCCAAATCTCCGCGTTTCAAATCAAACAGTCCAGTTACAAGTGTAGTGTTATAATTCATATCAACGTTTCTTAATAATTGTATTTTCTATAATCAATGCATCCATTTTGGTATTGTCGAATACCGTGAACGCCTCTTTTATGGTAGAAAGTATGGGTTTTCCGTTTACATTGAAGCTGGTATTCAGCAATACTCCGATGCCATTGACCTTTTCTACTTCTCCAATAAGATCATATAGCCACGGATTTGTTTCTCTTTTCAATGTCTGCACTCTGGCGGTTCCATCCACGTGAGTGATCGACTTCAGTTTCTCTTTATATTCATCGCGCACATTGAAAGCAAAACTCATATAAGGAGAATCCTGCAATGCCTCGAAATATTTGTTGGCGTCTTCAATTCTTACCACTGGAGCAAATGGTCTATACCATTCTCTGTTCTTCACCTTTGCGTTCAATATATCCTTCATTTCCGGATAGCTCGGATCGCAGATTATGCTTCTGTTACCAAGCGCTCGTGGACCGTGTTCGGCATTACCTTTGGCAACACCCACGATTTTTCCGCCACAAATATATCTCGCCAATTCTGGCAAAGATATATTATCGGATACATCAGTGTTATATGAACGATCATATATGTAATAACTGATAGAATCTATATCCAACAGGGGCATGCCAGAATATATCATTTCGACAGGAGTGGTAGGCTTTAACACGTGCAGAACGGCGCTCGCAGCCAAACCACAATCGCTTGGATTCGGCGGAATAAACATATTTCTATTATATCGCTTCTTGATTTCGGTATTCAGCAATACATTCAATGCACATCCGCCGGTAATTCCTATGGCATAATCCGGATATTTTCTGAAATGCTCGTCTGTTACTTCAAAAAATACCTCTTCAAATGCTTTTTGTGATGTGGCAGCAATATCATACGCCAGTTCTCCTTCGAATCGCTTAGACGCATCGAATTTCAACCCGATCTTTTTTCCTATGATGTCAATTTTCTCCGGAATATTCTGGGTATATACTTTTGTTCTGTAAAAATCCTTGAATGCTTCCATCCACTCGGTTCTTACTTTTCCATACCCACACAATCCCATCAATTTTCCACTGTAAACGAGATTTCCATCATCAAATCCACCCTCTTGTCGAATGGGAGCAAGATAATGCCCAAACGTCATATATCCTCCCATATCATATGGAGCAGAAAATAGCAATTGCGGGTCTTGTCCTTTGCCTTCGCAGACATATCCGTTGAAAAATCCATCATTACCACCGCCGTCAAACGAAATGATCACCATTTTATCATATGGTGACTGATAATATGTGCCAATCGTGTGCAAATAATGATGAGTCAAGTTGTGCAGATAGTCTTTGCACGGAATACTCTCCTCATACTTCATGTATATGCTTACTCCGTCTATGACATTGATGGCGTGAGAATAACTCGTTACGCAAGTATCAAACTTTTCTATGCCATAGCGACGTTTGATATATTCACATATCTGCTTGATATGAATTTCCGGTGTAGGAATGGATTTATACTGACAGATTCCGGAATTTTTGTATCCATTGAACCTTTCCATTTCTATGGCATATATTTTTTCACCAACATTGAACGCGATTGCGCCATTATGAGAACCGTGTATGGAAATTATGTTCATTGTCTGAATTCTTTGGCGTATTCCGCGTATGTTGATGTTGTATAATAGTGATATGTGGTCTTTCGCTTCAACAGATCAGACATATCTTCTTCCGGCCATCCGTGGTTGATCAAGATCGGATACGATGATATGAAATTTCTGGTTTTTTGCAATGTCGTATAGAAATAATGGTCAAGTTGATCATATTTTTCGTATGACCAGCCAAGAATGTCCTCGTACATAGATTCTTTGACTATCAATGCGTGTGCGGACTTTGCGGCTTGAATTTTACCGACATTTTCATCCAACTTTAGCAATGGCGCGTGGAGAATTGTACCAAAGAACATAGCATCCCAGTTTATTTTTTCGGACTGGTCAAGAAACTTCATCATCGCTTCCTTGTATGATAAGTGATAATTTCCCATTCCGGTTGACGGCGGATCCATAACATAAAAATCGTCCTCGAATACAAGGTAAGATTTCCATCCTCTGGCAATGGCGGTTCTTACAATCTCTTTATGCGCCTCGCCACATCCTGCATACTCTCCTTTTACGATTCCTGGCATCCTTTCCATTCCAGAAATCTCGAATTTGGCGAATTGATCTTCGCACTGCTTTTTACGATCAGTGCGATGATCCATATTGATATAAAACCCTCCGTCCGCAACTTTTCTTCCGTAGAATGTAATCATAGACTTCCTACCATTCTTTCACCCCATCCTTTTGATTTGCTGAACGGCCAGACAACCCAATGATGTGGCTTATCCGATGTATTGAATGTTCTCCAAAGTTTGATATATCTGTCGCCTTTGGGGTCTCTTGCTTCTTTCAACAATCTTTCTATTTCCGCTTTGTCGGCATCTTGTCTGTGAATCAGAGAATTATCCTGTTTTTCAAACGCCACACACCAGAATTCATAATCATCCAACTCGTATTTATTGATTGGAAGATCGATGCAGTGTTTGAATATCTGTAAGAATGAATCCTCCCACTCCTGTTCAGTTTCATATTTGTGATACTTGTTTGGTGGATACGCCTTGTCAATTGTTTCCTGCTGGACTGCGCGCTTTCCAAAATGCAACCCTGCATATTTCTCATAATCGCGCAATGATCTGACTTTTCCGAATCCATATACTCCCCAATCAATGGTTTCGTGCTTTTCTCCGTCCATAGAGAACAGAATACGATTGCGACGATGGCAGAGATGATTTCTTTCTCCCCAATCCTTTTTGTCTGGAATATTGCTGGTATTATTTGATCCGTGATCATCCCAATGCTTGGTTCTGCCCTTGCGGGTATATTCGTGCCAAGCGATTATGCGATGAGGGTGGAACAAGTCGTAACCGTGTGTGAATGCTCGAACTGCGATGCTGATTTCTTCACCGTGAAAATAATATTCCGGATCGTGCGGAACTTCTTTGCAAAATTCTCCGGAAGTGAAACAGAAATGTGCCGAATAAAATCTTGCTGGTACGGGTGCACTAAGTTCTTTCCAATTGTCGATTGAAGCTGGTAGGAAAAATACAGCACCTTCCGGAATGAATCTGTCAAAGTCCATTCTCCACGGAGTTTGAACTCTTGCTTCTGGATCTTTATCCGGATCAAACGATGGAATATATCCCGTAAGCAATGGTTTCTTGTGTCCCATCTCCTGCAACTGATTATACATTTCAATCACTTGCTCGTCCCAATTTTTTACAAACCGATGGTGTGAGTCCAACTGTAGCGTGTATTGCTCACCATCATATCTTTGCTGTATCTGGTTTCTTGCCCAGCACGCCCCTTTACTCTGCATATAAGGAATGTCTATGATCTTGACATTTGGAAGATCTTTAATCTCGTCGATATTCTCTTGTGGAGAATGTTGCCAAGCAATACAGAACACAAGGTTCTCTGGCCATTTTGCATTTGATATGCAGTCCTTTACAGTGGGGACAAGTTGGGGATCGCGGTAAGCGGCAATTTGTATGAAGATTTTTCCATTAGAACTCATATAACCAATTAGTTTACTATATTCTTGTATATATACAAGTTATAATAAATAATTATCAACAAGAATTGGAAGTGAGAGTTACGGTTCCTTGCTGAACGGAAAGTATTCTATTTGCGCACGCTACTCTACTCACGGTTTCACCTGGCCGCAGTAAACTGTTATAATAACGTAGCAGTTCTCCCGACCAGACTATATAGTAAAAATCTAATACTCCAAAACTATCGGCGGAACCGTCTGCATAATATGTCGGCAACGAACCAGAAGCAAAACTACCCGTGATAGTGACATTTCCCCCTCCCAAACTCACTAATTGTACTACTGGATTAAGTTGGTATATGCTACTTGATATTGATACTGATTCTGGTACACTCCATCCTTGAAAATAGCTTCCTGTATTTATCGTCGCTTTAAGAGTCAATCGATCTCCCACGGAAATTATTCCGGTGGATGGTGCACCTATAACTTCCGCAGTACCAAACGCAACGTTGTTTGATATTACTGTATAATTTACGGTAGTTCTAAACGGAGTCTCTGTTGGAGTTGGTGTGGGTGTTGTGCTCGTTCCCGGCGCAGAAGATGGTGTGATTGTAGGAGTAATTGATATCGTGGGTGTAGGAGTCGGAGGCACGTATGTGGCATACGGTGTTCTCGTAACAATCATGGTCTTGGACGGAGTCACAGATACGGTTTGTGTTGGTGTAGGAGTTGGAGGAATTTCTTTCCAACCAGAATTTCTAGTATCATTTTCCGTTTTGATATAAAATTTTTCTTCGTCCGTAGTTACATCGGACCCTTTCAATCCGAACACGGAATTTTCTGGACTTTTATGTACTAAAATTCTTTCGTGATTCATAAGTTATGATGACCAACTCGGTGATGGAGTTTGTGTTGGGGTCTTTGTTTGTGTTGGTGTCTGTGTTGGTGTTTTCGTCGGAGTTGTTGTATAGGTAGGAGTATTAGTCAATGTAGGAGTAGGCGTAGGAGTGTTGGATACTGGCGGGGTGGGGGTAGGCGTGAACGTAGTATTATCATTTCCTACGTATTCCCATCCTATGTTTCTGGAATCGTTTTGCGTTTTTGTATAAAAATTTCCATCGTCCGCTCCAAGAGTAGCACCCAATATTCCAAACACCGATCTTTCGGGATTTCCTCTTGGAGGTATAGATCTTCGCATAAAAATTATGGAGTTATAGTCACATCTATGGAATATGCACTTCCGGTATAAAGAGTTGCACCGGCAGTAGAGAATGGGCCAGCTGGATATGTGATCCAGTACAATTCAAATCTATATACACCAGGTTCTGGTGGGAATATGGTTTGATATTGGTTGTTCCACGCGATTGCTCTCTGTTCTGTCCCACCGGGTAATGCTCCCCACGTTGCGGAAGAAGTATAATATGTCAACGCTTTGCAACGTAATCTATAATATGGAGACGAAAGAACGGACGAATCTGTACAATATATATATGGAGGATTGCTATACTTAAATGTCAATGTTGTTCCCGTTGAACCACTCAGATATACATTAGGATGATTTGATGCAGTATATGGAGGAGGTGTCACCGGAGTGAAGCCAGATGCTGTCGCGATTGACATTGTGGCAACTTGCCAAGGAGCAGATTGAACGGTTGCTGTATATCCACTGTCATAAGTTACCCAATACAGTTCTGCTGGCCATATACCTACACCCGGAGGGATAATTTCTGAATAATTATTATCCCAGGCAACGGATCTTTGTTGAGAATCCGACCCAAATGCGGCGGTTAGTTCAGTTCCAACCGTTCCCGCTATTTTACAACGAAGTTTGTATCTGTAAGAACTCAGCACCGAAGAATTTCCTGTGTAAACATACGCAGGATTGTTCATCCCGAACGTATTGGTCGATAGGTATACATCATTGCCGGGATATGGAGGTGGGCTGAATGTGGACGCTGTTGCCACACTCATCGTTACCGTCGTTCTTGGTCCTACGTTCAAGACATTATAGTTTCCATAAATATCCGGCGTTGTATCATATTCCACATAATACAATTCGGTTTTATATTTTCCTACCGGAGGATTGTCCAATGGAGCATAATTCGTGTTGAATCCTGCATCCGTTCTTGTTGCTCTTTGTTCCAATCCCTGATTTGGCATCACGTTTGTCAGTTCGGTCGCTTTGACTCGCAATTTCCATTTTGGCAAGGACGTAATTGTACTGTCCGTGGTAAACACATATGAACTGTCGTTTAGCTTGAAGCTGTTTGAACTTAGATATATGCCAGGAGCCAACGGAGGAGTTTGTGTAGGAGTCGATGTTGTGGTAGGCGTTGGTGTTGGAAGAGCCTGAGATGGTGTAATAGTAATTGTTGGTGTAGGTGTAGGAGTAGGCGAAGGTGGTATGTAATTTATTACTCCATACTTGGATGTATATCCTTGGAAACTGAATGTGCAAGGTGCGGCGCTGGCACTATAGAATACATATAAACTTCTGTCATTGTGTGCTACTCCCAATTCAAGCAGAGGTAATACGTTTCTGCCGTATGATGCACTTACCAACGGAACTCTGTTGTTGTTGAACGAATAAATTCCACTGTCACCTGGTACAGCAACGGCGGCGGTTGAACCGATGGACAATAATGGTTTTCCAGGTGAGTAAACAAAGCAATCAGTCAATACATAATTTTCCGGCAACACATCTCTCAATGTTCCATCTCCAAGATATCCTGAAGTTCCATCACTGAAAAATATCAAATTGAAATGTTTTGTTGGACTTGTTGCCTGAGAACCGGATCTTGGCAATAGCATATGCCCGTCACCAATTGAATCCAGCCACTGCGTTGGACCAGGATTCAAGTTTTCTGGTACATATGATGCCACCAAAGTAGAATCGTTTGATCTCACCCCTCCATAAAAATGTTGAAGCACCTTTGTTTCACTGGCGGCGGCGTTGAAAACATGAGCCTCATAAATCACGGAATTAATATTCCAATGACATCCGTCTTTTCCATTTCCCATCGTTACATATGAACTGCTGATATAACTTGGAGCACTTGACACTTGACCAAAGATCTGCCCGTTTATATAGAACTTGAATATGTCCGAAGTGTCTTTTGTGATCGTTGCTTCGAATACTCTGTCCGGATATGTTTTGATGAAATCGACATATTCGATTATTTTCTCGTTGGTTCCATCATTGACATAAGCAATCAAACTGCTGGATGCCACGCCGATATATGCTCTGCTTCCGCTGTCCGACATACCAACAACTTGCGAACCCACACCAAACAATATTCTTTTGTCGGTATCTGTCAATAATGCGTCCGATGGAATGAATGCGCGAACGCTGAGAGTAAATTCGTTGCCAAGATTTTGGGCCGATCCATAGCAATACATTCCCAAATCTCCACACGGAGAATAGTTTTCGGCAAATGACAATCCATTTGATGTTTGATTCCCTCTTTGTGGGATGGTAAAATTTGCAAATCCACCAGACACGACATACTCGGCCAAATCGGCGGCTGAAATTTTCTTGGTTTCTCCGGTTGGACTGCTAGTCAATTGACTAACGTCCACTATAGGAAGCCAGTCTCCGTGTGCGACGTACTGAGAAGTAAGCGTGCGTAATTCAGTTGTTTTCTGGTTGGCCATAATAAAAGTATCGTTTTATTATAAATATCACGGCACCCCCAAAAATATATATGATTTTACGCTTTGTGAATGGATTTATTATATCAGCCGAGGTTCTTGATCTTCTGAACGATGAACTTTACAAGCTCGCTGCGCAATATATCGTCTTCTGTGAACTCAAACGTATATATGCCGTGGGATTTGCTCTCATCATCATTGAAAAGATTGAATATGCTTTGGAATCCGCTGCGTCCATTGATGTCTGATTGCTGTGGGTCTCCACAAACGAATACTTTGCTGAATTCACCAGTTCTGGTCATCAAGGTAACCAATTCTTTCTTGGTGCAGTTCTGCATTTCGTCGGCAACAATTGCCTTGGCATTCCAATTCAAACCGCGCAAGTATCCAATTGGCAAACCTTCAAGTCTATTGTCTTTGATCAGATACGCAATGTCTTCTTTTGGCAACAACTCATCAAGTTTGTCGATAAGTGGGCGCTTGTAAGGACTCAATTTATCATCTGCCTCACCGGGTAATGTGCCCATTTTCACATCGGCGCTTTCAACTATACTGCGTACATAAAGGATGTCACTGACCTTTTTTTCATTTATAAGCATCAGTGACGCGAGCACAGACAAATATGTTTTGGTCGAACCTGCGGGACCAGAAACCAGCAACAGTTTTACTTTCTTATCAAGTGCGAGTTCTATGAATTTTTTTTGTTTCTCTGTTAATTCTCTCTGAAATATTGTTAGGAAATGCTCTACTTTGCTTCGTTGGTGTACTACTGGGCTTCTATCTTTTGGTTGGGTGTTGATTTGTTCTTCTTGCTTTTTCTTGTTCAGTAGGCGTTTCTTTTTTGACATAGTTATTTTTTTATTTTTGGGTATTTGAAAACGATGGACATTCGGTCCAATCTTTGCATAACCTTTTTTGCTTGATTGCAAACTTCATAGTCTTGATTTTTAAGACTAAATTCTATGATATTCTCGATGTTTTCCTTGAAATCCTTGCGGTTCATCATGACCACAAAGTTGGAATTCTTGAAAGTGAATACTTCAACCGCCGGCAGACGCATCTTGATAGCATATTCTATGTTATTCAGCACCCGACTGTTGATCTCGTGGCGGTGAAGATCCAAATATTTCTCCATTTCCGCGTTGGTTGACGGGAGTTCGATGACTTCGTATGTGTATTTTGACTCCGACTTTGATTTTGACTTCGATCCAGACTTACGGTTTGGATTCTTTTTCATATACTGAAGATAAATATATTTCAAGCATACATTTTGCCACTATATTCACGAATTTTTCATTCTCGGACAAATCTTCTTCTCCGGTGGCATCAAGTATGATATGAACCATCTCGTGAAAGAATGTTTCCGCCAAAGTGTTCTCGGTTATGACTATTTTGCTGTTATATATCTTACCGTCTTCTTCATATTTTCTCGTGGCTTCGCCTATATTCTGAAGTCTTATGAGTTTAAGATCCTCGTCCGCATTGCCATAGCAGTTTTCTTTTTCAAACAAGTCGTCTTCCAGCCTTACTTCATATTTGTGGCCAAAAAGAGTAAATTCTTTAGGAATATGTATTTTTTTATTAGGATATAACACTACATATAAATATTATGGAACTAAACAAAGATCCAAATCTTATAGACAAGGCAAAAAGTCTTGGAACCGCTGCCGTTAATTTTGCGGTGAAAGACGGACTGCAAAAAGTATCTGATGAGGTTTTCCAATACAGAAAAAACATATGTCTGGCGTGCCCTCACTGGGATCCAAACGCATACGGAAAAATTGGAAAGTGCAATCTGTGTGGTTGTAGCGTGATGAAACTGTATATGCCTCATTCAAAATGTCCAGACAATCCGCCAAGATGGCAAAATGCTCCCGTGAGCTAATACTTGGGACAAACAGAACAGCTTTCTATTTCTTCCGCACAAGAAACACAAAATCCGGTGAACACTTGATGTATTCCACCGGATTTGTAGTTTATTAGTACCAACCTGTCTTTGTTATCTTTGCACGATCTGCAAATGTATACCGTTCCGTGACTCTTCAGAGTTATCAGATCCTTTTCATTTATAACTACTTCTTGAGACATTTCATTAAAAGATTATAATAATAAATATAATCTCTGTCTCTTTCCACATACTTTGCAGACTCTCTGAATACAGTTTTTATAGAAGCGTGATTGTCACTCTTGATCAGTGCCGGTGAAAATCTGTAATTATTAAACAGAAATTCATTCACTTGGATATCCTGTGCAATGTTTGCCCATTCGCGCATAAAGTTCTGCGGATACATCCAATGCGCAAACATACCGTGACACATTTCGTGACAGATAATAAAAACTTTCTTGTGCCTGTTGCATCGTTTCCAGAACTTTGGATTTACAACAATTCTGAAATTGGCGTTTGATACTTCCAGTGCAGCAGTATCTTCTTCATCATCAAGAACCATTCTCTCATACCGCTTCCACATCTCCGCAAAAACCTTATCGATGTTCAGCAATTCTTGATAAATCTTGTTATATTCTTTATCTGTGATTAATTTCATAAAAATTTAAGGGGAGGTTTCCCTCCCCTTTGTTTTAGCGGCTGCGACGAATCTTTTTCTTCTTCGCAGGTGTATCTGACTTGGTGGGTACATACTTTTCGCCAGCAGCCCTGCGGCGTGCGGCGCTGTTCCAAGCGTTCTTTGTCTTTACGCTTGCAAACTCGTATGTCTTTCCTTCATTCAACAACTTGCTGACTTCATCTTGAGAAGTTGCAAGCAAAATGCGTTGTCTTAGACCTTGCATAATTTATATGGGTTGATTAGTTCTTGACTCTCTTTTGGTTGAGAGGGCGGATTTCGAGCTTGCTGCCATCCGGATATCGCTTGATGATACCGGTCCAATAGTCAAGCTCTCGCTGGGCGTCGAGCTTGGAGTCATACTCCGAATCGCTGACGCGGACGCCATTCCGAAAAACGGCGTACATTGTGGTTTCTGTCTTTTCCAGTGTGTCGTTACTCATAGAAAAATTATTCGTTATAATCTGTGTTATAACGTCCGTATGTATAACTGTCGAGATAGGACAGTTCATCACTTACATCGTGCTCATTGGGAGCGATCATAGCGGGAAGTCCAACCGTCTTGCCGCGCATAACTTCTTCACCATCCGCCTCGACCTCCACCTTGCGTGGACGACCACGGCGGCGCTTGATTGTGTTTGTGTCTGATGTATTATTCATCGTTCATATACGTTACCAAATATATCGAAAATATCAAGAGGAAAATATTAGAACATTTAATATTTATAATGACCGTGGATAAGTTCAGCATAAATGACCGAATATCACATGGTTACATTCATCTGAAATGCCTTTTCGCTTGTTTGCTAAAAGGAAAGAATCCCAGTTTTTACCTTAAAGGATTATTTAGAACAATATTCAGTCGGCGTTATTAGATTCATTCACATTCATTATGTGATTGAATTCTGCCACTGTCATTTCCAATTTATCTGCAATATCTGCCGCTTTTGTATTTGTTGCTCCTAGCTTTTTCAGTGCTTCTTTCTTTTCCTGCGGCTTTAATGTATGTAATCTTTTTTGTATCTTTAGTATTTCTTCTTTGCTTATAGGTTCTTCACCGGTCAACTTATCAATAAAATCAAGTTGATTGTCGTCTTTCTTTTGTCCAATAGAACTTGATATAGAACTTGCTGGCGTCAATGGTCCTCCATTGCGAACATCTCTATCAAGCCAATCTACTTGATATTCATCCAAGTTTCCCAGCTTGTCTCCAAAATCATTATACAGTCTTTCAATATCATTCCACTTATCTATTACTTCGTCTTTATCATTCCAGAACGATATGAACTTTTTTCTATTCCATATTCTACCAGCCAGCCCTCCGGATTTTATTCTAAATAATCCTGGATCATCGTCGTTATGAACTCCACCTTTGATAAAATTCGCCAATGGACCAGAATATACAGAATCTAACATAGCTTCAAAATCTGATATTTCAATACCTCGTCTCGCAACCATATCATAAAATTCCTGTTTTGCTTCTGGATGATCGTCGGTAATATAATCTATATTTTCGTGAGCGTGTTGAAGCACTTCCATTATATCGCTGTGTGTTCCACCGACATTGATTGCTGAAAATTTTGGGTAAACAAAAAATGCTATAGCGTCCGCGTCCATATATCTCGCCAATCTTAAATCGCCACCAATACTAAGCACAGCGTCTGGACTTTCCTTTA